TCAAGCCACGATGAATATGTCGGCTGCGCTAAGGTCGAACAGGTCGCGCGCCTGTGCGACGTGGCGCGCGGCCGTCGGTCCCGATCCGTCGGGGTCATAGGCCAATAATCCGGACGCGACATCATAGAGGATGCGGTCATCCGCATCTATGGCGGCATTGCCGAGACGAAAGGCACCGGCATCCAACGTGCCGATCGGCCCGATGTCGGCAAAGGCGGCCTGGGACAGGGCAAAACGATCTTCGCCCAACTGGAAGTCAAGGATGATGTCGAACCCGACGGCCTGCGGCGCTGTGCTGAACAGGAAAGTGTCAGCGCCCTCGCGCCCCCTGAGTCGGTCATTGTTGGCGCCGCCGTCGATCACATCATTGCCGCGTGTGCCGGTAATCTCATTATAGGCGGCATTGCCAACCAGGGTCTGACCCGATGATGCCCTGGTACCGATGAGATGTTCGATATGCTCGGGCAGGGTGTAGGTCAGCAATGCCGTGCGGACCGTGTCGCTGCCCTCATCAGCCAGTTCGATCACCGTGTCCGCCACATGATCGACAATCAATATGTCATCGCCCGGCCCCCCTGCGATCTGATCGGCCCCCCGGCCGCCATTGAGAATGTCGTCGCCGAAGGATCCGGTCAATATGTCTGCGCCGTCGCCACCGGCGATGCGATTGTCCAGTTGATTGCCGTTCAGCGTCTGGCCGCTGTCGAGTATGCCGTAAAGATTTTCGATCGGCCCTCTCAATGAGTAGATCGGGAGTGTCGTGCGGACGGCATCCATGCCGTAACCGTCTTCGATGACATCGCCGACATTGTCGACCATATACACGTCGCCGCCCCAGCCGCCGATCATCCGGTCGGCCCCAAGGCCGCCGTCGATCACTGTCTCGCCATCGCTACCCTCGATGACATTGTCCAAGTCGTTCCCGGTAAGCCATTGTTTATACTGCGATGTGCCAGTCAGCTGTTCGACATGGTCCGGTAGGGTGTAATGCATCATGTTCGTATGAATGACATCCGTGCCTTCCCCGGCCTGTTCAGTGACCATATCCCCTGCGTCATCAACAAGATAGAGATCGTCGCCACTGCCGCCAGCCAGTTGGTGCGTGCCGAACAGACCGTAGAGGCGATCGTCCCCCGTTGTACCGATCAGGCTGTCCGCCTGCGACTGCGGCAGAAAGATGAGGCCGTCAGGCGGCGTCATGCCGCCCAAGTCTGTGCTGGTCAGCATAGTGGCGAGGACATTTTCAAGCACCAGCACGACGAAAAAAGGCCTGGCGGCCGCATAATCATATTGCAGCACCAATGTGTCTGCGCCGCGCTGGGCGAGTGCCAGTCGACCATCGAGGAACAACTGGCTGGAGTTCAGGGAGATACCCATGGCACGAGCGTCTAGCACCAGACTGTCCTCGGCGAGGTGGAAGTCAGTCACAACCACTGGGGCGTTTCGGTTACCTTCCAGGGAAAGCCGGTCCGCGCCCGCGCCCAGCGTCACGCGAAAATCGCTGCCCTCGCCAATGGTCACCCGATCATTACCGGCGCCAGCGTCGATCCTTCCGGTCGCAGCCCCGTCCACCAGTATGATGTCATTGCCATCACCGCCCAAAGCGGTGACGATGTGATAGGGGTCAGCGGCGCGGAAATTGATCTGATCGGCCCCGATGCCGCCGTCGAGCAGCACCCGGTCTGGCACGGCATAGCGATTGCAACGCGTCACATCCAGAAGATCGTCGCCGCCCTGGCCGAACAGCCGGTCATCACCGCTCGTCCTGTCATAGAGCCGGTCGGCACTGCCGCCCGTATCACTGCCGGCGCTGTCGCCATGCATGATGTCATTGCCCGAACCGCCCGTGATCTGGTCAGCGCCAGCGCCGCCCTCGAACAGATCATCGCCATTGCTGCCCATCAGCGTGTCGTTGCCGTCGAGACCGCGGATCAGGTCATTGCCGGTCGATCCGGTTAGCCGATCATTGCCGGTCCCCCCGTCATCGACGGCGCGGGCGGCCACAAGGCCCGCCGGATCATAGCCAAGCTGCCATGCTGTTAGATCGCTCGCCATGAATGCATCGAACGCCAATAGCGTGGCATAGCCATGGACGCTGCCAGCGCTGCCGTCCCGGTCCAGTTGCAACAGCGCGTCCGGCCCGGACTGGACAAGACGCAGATAGCCATCGGCAAAGGGATTGGACAGGCCGTTCCAGCCAAGCAGCGTGTCGCGGAGAAACGTGTCGAGGTCGACGCGATCGCTTGTGTAAAGGGACGTACCGATGGCGAAGTCGGTGAGATGGATGAGGCCGCCGGGCGACCAGGGGACGCTGGAGGGTGTAAGGGTCAGCTTGTCTGCGCCGCTGCCTAGTGTAACCGTCACAAGGCCATGCGAGGGGGTGACATGAACGCGATCACTGCTGCTGCCTGCGTCTATGTTTGCACGTCGGACCGATCCGATCTCGATCCGATCCTCGCCGTTTCCGCCGAGGGCGGTGACACTGTCCAGCGTCCGACCGACCGCATCGAACAGCAGCAGGTCGCTATGATGACCGCCATCCATCACGATGTCGCTGGCTGCCATCATGCCCGACCGCCGGACGATCAGCACATCTTCCCATGCCTGGCCGAATAGTTGATCATTCCCGCCGCGACTGTCGATCAACGTGTCGGCGGCCCCGTAAACGACGCTCGGATTTTCGGGATCGTCGCCATAGAGGATGTCGTTACCGATCCCGCCGACGATAGAATCGCGGCCGGTGTGACCGATCAGGAGGCCGTCGCCGCCGCGATTTTCAATCCGGTCGGAGCCGTCCAACCCGCGCATCTCCACCGTTCCACCCCATGCCAGCAGCAGGTCGTCATTATAATAAGAGCGATCCACGCCCAGAACGACCTGTCCCGGCACTGCCATGCCGAAATCCGCAGCCGACAGGGTAGAGGGAAGGGTAGCGTCGAACGTCAACAGGCTCTGGAAATCATAAGCGGTACCGCCGCCGTCCTGGTCGATGTCCAGCCGTGTGTCTGCACCGTCCTGCACCAGACGCAAAAATCCCGCGTCAAACGGATCGTCGCTTCTGGTCCATCCAGGCACGGACGTCCAGAACAGCGCCTGCAGGTCGATCCGATCCGTGCCACTGTCAAAGTCCGTCACATGGATGGTCGGGCCGACAAGCAGGCCGTCAGACTGGCCCGCGAGCAACAGCACGTCTGCACCGTCGCCCAGCGTGACCGTCACGTCGCCAAAGCGCGGGTCGATGGTGACAAGATCGTCGCCGCTTCCCGCATCGATCATGCCCGTCAGCACGCCCTCGATCATGATCCGGTCATCGCCGCTACCGCCCAATGCGGTGACATGGTCGAAGAAACGGCCATGCGTGCGCAGGGTGATCCGGTCGTTTCCGGCACCGCCATCCATCAGGATGATGTTGCTGTAGAGGTCGCGCCGTTCGACTTCGAGCAGGTCGTCGCCCGCCTGACCGTAGAGCATGTCGCTGCCGCCATGCCGGTCAATCACAATGTCGGCCCCATCACCGCCATCATTGGCGATGCTGTTGCCATATAGCCGGTCATGGCCGCTACCGCCGTTGACGATGTCCTGGCCCATGCCGCCTTCGACCAGATCATCGCCCGCTGCGCCGTAAAGCAGGTCTTCGCCGTCAAGACCGCCAATCTCGTCATCGTCCGCGCCGCCACGAATTAGATCATTGTCACTGGTTCCCAGCAATTGGGCATAGGCCGCAGCATCGAACCATGGATCGGGCGTGGCCGTTTCAGCAGCCGCAAATGGCCGGGCGGCAAAGGCACGGGCGGGCGCATTGATGATGGTCATGGATAGGGGCCTCGCATTGACACAGGGGGTGACAATCCTGTCACGGCATAGTGATGCGACCGAGAGGAGAATGCCCGCTCAGCGGTGTCGAGGCAAGCGCTAAAAAGACCGACGCGCGGATCGGCTTGATCATCAGGCACATGGGGGAAGGCTATGGTGAGTCCAGCTGGGTTCGAACCAGCGACCTACTGATTAAAAGTCAGTAGAAAACGACCTGTTTTCAATGCTAGTTTCTACATGTTACCCCTTCTGTTCACTGTAGGCCCCATCTAGGGTTATCGCAATTGTAGAAATGGACTGAACGTCAGTAGGCGAGGGGGTAGGCCTACTGATCTTTGACTGATCTTTGACTGATCTTTGCGCCGACCGTCACGCCCCGCTTGTGGCCGGGCGGGAAAGATATCGCAATATTCGTCGGCAGGTTCGGCTGGCGGACGGACGTAGCGCGTGCGTTGCTTTGGAACGGGCAGGGAAGGGGTGCTGCCATCGAGCGTCACCCGGATGACCGCGCCCCATGTGTCGGCCGTCTGGAACACGGCGCGGGCAACGGCGACCATCCCTGCAAGCTCGTCCGCGTCTCCAGGATGCGCATAGCCGATCTGGATGCCCCGCGGCGAATAGACCCCTACCGCGCGCTTGCCCTCGATCGTGCTGCGCTCGCGTCGGAACTCCAGCACCTCTCCCGGCTGGCACAACGCGATCTCCGCCCGGCGCGCGGCTCCGCGAGGGTTAGGATAGTCCGCGCCGATGACGACCAGGGAGATGGAGCCTTGGAACATGACAGGAACATAGGGCGGGAGAGGGTGCGGCACAATGCGCTTGACCGACTCGGTGGCGGCGCGCGAGCATGGAGGATCGAGAAACGGGATTAGGCGCGATCATGGACGAACAGACCAAAGCCCGATTCCGCGAGTTCGCCGATAGCTGGAATGAGGATGAGCAGGTCGATGACAGCGGCCTGACCGGCGCGGACCTGAAGGCGATCGCCGACACGATCGAACAGGTCGTGCTGGTCCCGCGCCAGCATCTGGGCGATTGATCAGATCAGCCGATCCGGCTCCGGCGAGGCACCAGCCTTGCGAAACCAAGGCGCGTCCGTGGCATCGATGATCATCCGATCGGCCGGATAGGGTCGGTCGTAGCGATAGAGTTCGTCGATCGGCGCATGCAGCCAATGTGCCCAGTCTGCCGGGTCCAGGATGACTGGCGACCGATCGTGGATATGCGCCAGCTCCGGCGCATTGTCTGTCATAACGCCGGTATAGACCGTGCCCCATTCAGCGCTGTCGTCCCACAACCCGGCCCAGGCGAAGATCGGCTGATCCTTCACCGACAGCCAGGTCTCGGTCATCCGGCCTTTCTCGCCCACGGCCTCGGCATAGCGGGCCGTCGGGATCAGGCATCGATGCTCCGGCTGCACCGCCCATCGCTTCCAGAATGTGCCGAGCTTGTCAAAACGGGCATTGTTGACCGGCTTGGGCTTCAGCGGCTGCCCGCTCTTGCCCCGCAGGGTGACTGGGAAGCCCCATGTCATCTGTTCCAGCACCATCTGCCCATCTTCCAACCGGATGACGCTGCCGGGCTGCTTGGGATGCACCTGCAATGGCCCTTCGTTGAACCGCGCACCGATACGCGCCTTGAACAGGTTCAGCACCTTATGCGTGTCGCCACGTTCAGCCCGGTTGCACATCGGCGCAAACTGCGGCGCGGCGGTTCTCCTGTCAACGCCGACGCGGGCCGGACGGGGACACCGGTGGTCCCCGCCGCCCACCACGGGCCATACGCATCGCTTCGGAAAGCGCGACGGTTGGCTCAACGCCAGCCGCACGGGCGATCGGATAAAAGGCCGTTTGCGCGGACTGCCCCCGCACCGTCTCCCTTGCATGCGCATTGGGGTGACCACACCCGATCCCCTGTATCACCCGCCAGAATTCATCATATGGCTTTCGGTCGCCAGACGGCGCAACCGCCCACAGATAGGCGAGCGCGAAGCGAACACCCGCAGACGGCGGCCGCAAGGGCGCTTCGCGCGCCTGATCGACAGCTTCGTCCAGGACGCACAGCGCCTTGAAGATCAGATGGTCCCGCTCGAATCGCATGATGAGAACATAGCGTAAACAAAAGCGCGAGACGATATCCCGTCGGGATACCCCTAAACCTTCTCAATCCGCCCCACGGTAGAGCGGTTCAACGGCGTCGGCACGGCGCTCAAGCCGCTTGCGATGGTCGTGACGACCTGCTGCGCGGAGCCATCGGCAAAGACATAGCGGACCGTAATCGTGCCGTCCGACACCCCGCGCGACCCCCAATTGATCGTCACCGCATCTGCGGCGCGTGCGATGGGTGCCGTGGTGGTTGGAATGCGGGACGTCGGCCGAGTACCGACCTCGATCTGCACGTCGCTGATGTCGATCGCGGCGGCAATGTCACCTGTGTAATTTGCAAGAGAACTGCCCGCCGCATTGTCGATCCTGAGCTGACCGCTGGCCGCGATCGTGGCGGACGCGACGGATGCTATCCAACACATCCACCGACCCGCGCCGATTGGCTCTATCCCCGCCGTCGCGCCGCCCACGACATAGGTGACCGTGCCGGTCGCCAGGTCAAATTTGGCAAACCGATTTGCGCCACCGAACGCCGCGGCGGCGAGCAGAAGCACCAGGTATCGCTTCGGACTTCCGGCGACATCCGAGGCCTCGACGCTCAGGCAATAGCTGTCGCCGCTATTATAGGAGACAGCTTGATTGGTTCTGTGATCGCCTAGAACGGCCGTTTCCGTCAGGCGATTTGCGGAGGCCGTTACCCCGGATTTGGTCCATATGGCCGCATTAAGATCACGACTCTGCAAAACCAGATTAGTCGCGGCGGCCTCGATCATCAGCCCGCCCATGACGAAGGCCGACCCGTTCCAGCGATAGGAGAAGCGGGGCGCATCCACGGCGGCCACAGTCCACACGCCCGACGCATCACGATAGTGCGCCGCCGACGCGCGGGACAGCGCGACGCCGGGAGGCAAAGCGCCATCGGCAAAGCCAAAGGAGAGCCGCGTCGCACCTGCCCTCGATAGAGCCAGCCCGAACGAAAGCCGACCGAACATCAGGCGTCCTTCACGGCGATCTTTTGACCGCCCGACCGCGCAGGAAAGCTGCGGAACTGGCCAGCCTTGATCAGATAGCCACTCCCCGCCGCCGCGATCGGCGTCGTCCCGAACTTGATCCAGATATCGGCATCGACGGCCGTGACGTCCCAAACCCGCCGGATTGTCGGATCGGTTGGGGTGGCGATCGTCGATGCGGCGCTGGTCGCACCGCTCGTGATGGTCTGGGCAAAATCCTCTTCCGCATCCGGCAGAGGAATGGGCTCCAGATTGGCAAAGCTGGCACTCACGCGCGCCAGAACGACATGGACAGTGGACATGGGTCAGTTTCCTTTCAGGACGGGCGCTGTGCAGAACCGATTCACGGCCCGCTCGGCCAGTTGGAGGGCGATCCGCGCGTTTCCGCAGGTCGCATAGTCATGCGCCGTGCAGCCTGCGAGCAGCAGCAGGGGGAGCAGCCGGATCACCATCGCAAATCCCTCCGCACCACATAATAGATCAGCAAGCCAATCCCGGCCGCCTCCACCAGCAGGGTGAGGATCACCCCGATGCCGACGCCGACCATCATGGCTTTTGCGCCAGGCGGCGCGTTTTGACCTGGCCCCACACCAGCGGGACGACAATCAGCGCGACGGCCGCGATCATCTCGACCGCGTCAGCTTCCAGCCAGCCTTTGCCGATCGCATAGCCGCCGATAATCAGGATGATCTGGCGGACCCCCGCCGCGATCTGGGTCGTGGTGACGTCGTTCATTCTTCGTCCTTTCGGTCAAATGGAGGAATATCGACGGTTTGCCCCGCAAGCGCGTGCGTGCAGTCGGCCAGAAACTGGATGCGGCCACCCGTCACGAAGGAATGACAGATCGCAGGCGGCGCGCCATCGACGCCCGCATCCGCGCCGTTGTAGGTCACAAGTACGGACGGGGTGAACGTTGGCGCGTCAGGATTGCCATTATATCCCCATCGGGGACCGGGGCCTTCGCCGACCGTGACCATGTGTGCGCCGTCGCATCCGGGGCACCAGAACATCAGGCCACCGTTCGTCACGCTGCGCAGGATCGCGGATATCGCCGCCATCATCCCGCCCTCCGCTTGGCATAGGCAGCAGCCAGTTTTTCGTCATATTTGTTGAGGCGGTAGGCGGTGCCGTTATAGCCGCGCGCGAACGCCGCCCAGTCCTGCCGCTGCAAGGCGCGCTTCAGGCCATTGCCCTCCACGAAGCGCACGAACGCTTCCAGCTGGTCGCCCTCGGTCTGGGCCTGCCGCCACGCGAACGACCAGGGATCATGCGCGCCGCACACGGCATAATTCTCGCCCAAAATCTGGAAGCCGCCATAGCTGGCCGAGGCGAAACCGGCATCAACGTCCAGCGCCACCGCATCGAGCAGCTGCGCCCAGCGCCCGTCCTGACTGCGGAGATAGAGCGTGCGGTTCCACACCCGCGACGACAGCCGGGGATGGCTCTTGTCATAGCGGTGACCTGTCGCGCGGCTGAACCGGTGCGGCTCGAACAGGATCGTCGGTCGGCCGTTGATGAAGGCGTCGCCCGACGACTCGACCTCATACACCGCCCACACCTTCGCCGCCTCGACGCCCAGCATCGCGGCGGCCTGGTCGATGTCGAACTGGGTCAGCACATGGTCCGGCCCCTTGGTCAGCTCATCATGCACGGCTACGCGCATGCGCGGCCCCCACCCCGGCTTGCCCGTGTCGTGGCCCAGCGTCGCCAGTCGCCGCTGAAGATCGGCGTGGTCCATATCCTTCGCTCCCATGAAAAAGGGCGCTCGAAAGCGCCCCGTTGGTCCGGCAATCGTGCCGCCGCCCTAATCGTCCAGGCCGGTCAGTCGCCGCGCACTGACATCCTTTTGCACCGCGTTGCGCAGCTCACCGGTGCTTTCCGTCACCTCGCGGGTCAGGTCGCGCAGCGTCATCGCCTGCACCTGGGCGATAAACCGGTCGGTGTAGAGTTTGACGATGCGATCCGCCCCGACCGTGGCCAGCGCCGTCATCATCGCCGCGGCCTCGGCCTCCGCCCCGGCCTGCTTGGCCAGCCAGAAGGCGATCAGCGCCACCATCGGCAACAGCAGCACGTCGGCCAGGATCAGCGACAGCTTGATCCTGACCCCCCGCTTGATCAGCAGCGCATATTTCGCCGCCAGCCCGATCGTCAGGCCGATCCATATCCAGCCATATTTTGCGGCCAGCGCTTCGAACGTCATAGCCGCTTGGCCTCCCTTTGCCTGTGTCGTCATCGCCGGGCCGCTCCCGATCAGATCGTGATGCCGCGCCGCAGATAAAGCGTGCGCACATGGTTGTAGATGACGCTGACTGTCGTGTCGGCCATTGCGCTGCGCACGATGCCCGCCATGTAGATTTTGACCGGACCCTTGTCGTTGCCGTTATAATTGCCGCCGATGATATAGGGCTGCGCCAGCTCCGCCGGATAATTGACGGTGGCTACCGCCTGCGCGCCCGTCCCCATGATCCGGGCGAGACGGACACGATCCGCATCGCACCGTCCGACATACATGAGCGCATCCCCGGCCGTTGCGACGTTGATATCGCCCGTCGATGCATTGCCCTGGACAATCGTCCCGGCATTGTCGCCCGCCTGCTGCACGGTCAGCCGGAGCAGATTATTCGCGGCGACCACGTCGTTCAGATACATAGCCGCGCCGGAGATCACCTGCCCGGTGTCGATCGACGCAGAACCAAGGTTGGAAATCAGCGGGCAACTGTCGCCCTCAGGCAGCACCGGCTTGGCGACGCAGAAGAAGGTGAATTCGGGAGAGGCCGCGGCGGCCGTCTGAATGAAATTCTCCATCCCGGTGAAGATCCAGTGATAGGGGTCACCACCAGGCTCGCCCGCCAGCACCCCGACCGGTACCGCGTCCATCGCTCCCGTCGCCAAATTGCGTCGGGCATCGACCCCCTCGGCGAAGAAATTGAGATAGGCGAACTCATCGATGTGCGGAAACCCCTTCATGGTGGTGCAACCCACCAGGAAGTCGGCGTCATGATTGATAATCTGCGTCATGCTAGGGTCTCCGCTTGGATCGAGAAATTCACGCACCAGTTTTCGAGGGGGTAAGGCTGGCCGACCAGCGCCGGGATGTTCGCCCCGGCATATTGGCCGGTGCCCGGCGCATATTCGTAATTTTCGGTGGCGATGGTGCGGTCGCTGTCCTTCAGGCACAGATTGCCGCCTGACCCGCGCTTGGTCCCGCCCTCGACCCGGACAGCGCCGGATGTGGGCCGCGTCAGCGTCAGCCGCACCATCGCCTGCCCGACCAGCTCGACCGCCGACAGGATGATGTCGCCGATCGCATCGCGCACCACAAAACCCTTGTTCGCATAATCGGTCGCCGCCAGCGCCACATAGGGCTGCCCCCACTGCAACGGCGGCTCTGGGACATGAAAATCGATCAGCACTTCCGTGCCCGATACGGTCGCGCGCCGGGGATGGAGCGGCATCCACCCCTCCTTGCGCAACAGCAGGCGCGCCAGCACCTTGCCGAACTGCATCCCCAACCAGCGCGACCCGTTGGGGTCGAGATGCACCGTCTTGTCGGTGAGCGGATAGGTGGCCGCCGCCATGTGCAGGCCCGTGTCCTGCGTCGCCGCCTCCAGCTGCGCCTCGCCCACGAACAGATTGCCGAAATCCTCTGTGTTGAATCCGCTGGTCTGGTAGGTGACGAATGCCGGTGCTTTCGCCTGTCCGGTCAGCGCCGTTATGTCCGCATTCAGGTCGGTGCGGAGCTGGCGCAGTGCCGCCTTGTAATCGGCGATCGACGGGTTCTCACTCGCCGCGCCATTCTCATAATCTTCCTCGCCTTGCAGCCACAATATTGCAGGCACACGGACATCCATCCCTGCAAATTCGGGCTGCGCCATCACCTTGGCGATGCCGTCGAGAACGCGATTATAATAGCTGTCCTCCACATTACTGGCGGGCTTCGACAGCGCCTCGATCGACTGTCCGCCGACGCCACAGCTGATCACGGCCCACGGCGTATCGGGATCGGCCTCGACCCCATGATGATCAAGATAGGCCGCGCGCAGGAAATTGATCGCGCCGACCTCCGGCCCTTCGCCGGGGACGTTGGTGCCAGGCGCATAGGCCGCGATCGTCGCGTCGCTGGGCAGCGTATTGTTGACGTTGACCACCGCCACCATCGGATGCAGCCGCGCATTCAACGGGTCGCTGCCATAGAGCGGATCGAACGACGTGCCAGTCTGCGTCCAGGGCCGGGTAGAGAGGCCCAGCATATAGACACCTGCGTCGTTGCGCGGCGTCTTGGACAGCACCGGCCAGCATTCCTGGCCACGACCAAGCGATTGGCCATAGACGATGAAGATATTGACCGCGCTACGCAGGATCGGCTGCTGCGTCGTGTTGAACTGTCGCGCTACCGCCGCCGACAGCGCCAGGTTGGCCGCATCGCGATCGGCAAAACCCGCGTCAACATCGCCATCCGCATCGATTGGCGCGGGGATAGCCGCGCTGTCGAACCCGGTGAAGCCGTCAGGATCAAGCACCAGCAGCCCCTGGGGATAGGCATTGGTTATATCGACCTTGGCCAACCGTAGGGCGCGCCCCGCAATGACACCATCTTCCGAAACCGAAAAGGCATCGAACCCATCTGGATCGCTGACGGACAGGCCGCGCCCGCCGCCTTCGGTCAGGATGCGCTCGGCCAGCTTGTCAAACAGCCGCCCTTCGATCCGCGAAAACAGGCGCACGAACGCCGGGTCCGTATCGAAGCCGGTAAAGCCATCCGCGTCCAATATGGTCAGGTGTCCGGTCAGGTCGCGAAGGATGTCCAGCCGGTTGATCCGCGCATCGCCCGCGATCGTCGCATTGCCAGCGCCGTCCACGGCGAACAGCGAAAAGCCGTCGGGATCGTCGGCGGAAAACCCGGCACTCCCCTCCTTGATCAAACTGGCCAGCGCCGCGAACGCTGCTTCCGAGGTGACCGCCGCCAGCGGGGTGTCGATATTCGGGTTCTGGTAAAAGGCGATGGCATAGCCGTCGCCGATCACCATGAAAATCTCATCCAACTCGGTGTCGGCGAGACCTTGCTCGCGTGTCAAAAACTGCCGGATAGTCGCGCTACCCAGCAACGCCCCGTCGCGCGCCGCCTCGGACTGAACTCGTGCGGCGTCGGCTGCCTCTGCCTTGGCGGCGGCGTCTTCGGCCGCGAGCTCCGCCGCGTCGGCAAAGGGCTTGGCAGCCTCCATGTAGCGGGCATCCATAAGCAACACGTCGTCTGCAGGGATCAGGCCCTGGTCTTTCAACTGACGGGAGGCGGTAGGACCCTGTCCGCCGCGCTCGCTGAACGCAACGATGAACCCATCCGCAACCAATTCCGCATAGGGCAGGTCGACCCATGCCGGCGCGGCGTCGGCATCACCAGGCAGGCTGGCGCTCGGCTGCACATTGATGTCGCCGATCCAGCGCGTGGTCGATGCGCCACCCGTCGTCTCGATCACTTCATAGACCAGCCGATATTCGACCCCATCGGCATAGATCAGCGATGCGGCGGCGGCCGTGATCGGCACGGTCGTATATAGCGCGTCGCCCGAAAGGAGCATCGGGATCACCAGCAGCGGGGTCGATACCACCGCGCGCCGCACCGCAAAGGCGAAGCTGCGACCCGACAGGTTCTGCGGCGTGCGGTCGGCCAGCAAAATGGGAAAATGCGCGACCTTTGGGTTACCGGCATAGAGGGTCAGCGCCCCGGCGACGGTGCGGAACATGGTCATGGACTGTCCTTTTGCTTAAACGGTCAGGCGGGCCAGGGCGCGGCATCGGCGGCCGCCTGCTTGGTCGCGATGGTGGTGGCGGCGCGGATATCGCGCTTGGCCTGCACCGCCACGGCCTCGACCGTGGCGATGCATTGTTGGGATGCAGCCATCCCGCTTTCGAAACCCGCGATCACGTCGGCAATCGCTTCCCCCGTCGCCACCGCTTCGGCGGCGGCAAAGGGGAAACGCGCGGTGCATTGCTCGACCGAAAGCGCCGCGGCGATTGTGCCGCCAAGCATGTGATAATCCCGCACTTCGGCCGCTTTTTGCGAATAGGCGTAGGACTGACCTTCGCCGCGCGTCATGACGGTCGCCCGCATCGCTGCGCGCTTGCGATCCACGCCCGCGAGCAACGCCCGTTCGGCCTCGACCAGCTCGCCCGCCGCATAATGATCGCCGGGCAAGGCCTCGATCGCGGACGCCGGATAGCCATCGGGCCACACAAGCGAACCGTCCGCTTTCAACCGATGGGTTGGCCGGGTCGATGGACCGCCCGTCATGCGTCCCACCCGACCGTCATCGCCGCGTCTGACCCCACCGCCAGCGTCCCGGTCCCGTTCCAGCGACGCGTCTGCAACTGGAATTCCCAGGTCGTCGCGCTCGCTGGCCCTGCCATGCTTTCGCTGATCGACAGGACGGACGGTTCGCCCGCCGTCGCGCCATAGGCATCCTGCGTTTCCGCTGCCATATCGACCCAGCTACCGCTGCCCGGCGTGGTGCGGTACTGGATCTTGCCCGCCAGCTTCCCGCTGCCGGACGTGGCATTATAGGGCAGGTTCACTTGTGCCGATATCGTCCCATCCGGCCCGACGACCAGGCCGATCGGCCCGCCATTGACCGAGCCATAGGTCGCACTGTTGTTGACCGACAGCGTCGTATCCGTCCCCTCGTTGATCGACCCGCCATCGCGCACCTTGGTCAGGTTGACGTTTGCCACCCCGATCGCCGTGCCATCATAACTGACGGTCACCTGCACGGTCGCGCGATCGGCCAGGATCGCGTCGATCGTCAGCGTCCGGTCGTTCGTGCCACCCAGTGACGCAACGCAATTGGTCGCGACCAGCGCATAGCTGGTCAGCGGGTCTTCGCTGATATCGGTCGACCCCTGATAGACGAGATAGTCCGTCGAAAGCGGGAACTGGCCCGATTTGGGCACGCCAGCATAGGTGCAGCTCACGGCCCGCACCCAGCTTGATGGCGCGATCGAAAAGCCGTCAGCCCCCTTGACCACGTCGGTGGCGATGTCGTCGCGATCCTCACCGCTGGTCAGCGCCGGGGTCGGCGGTGCGGTGCCGGTGCGGCCCAGCGCAAAATCATGTTTGCCACTGGTTTCCGACATCAGCGTAAAGGTCACGACCATCCGCGCGGGATCGAGCTTGCGGTTGACGATGATTGCGTCGATCCCGCCCAGCCCATGTTCCGGCAGTGCCAGCGTGATCATGTCTCCGGGTCCGAAATGGCGCATGTGCGGCTTGCACGGGACGATGATCGGCGCCAGCTCCCGCCCGTTCAGCAGGCGATAAGCCGCCAGTTGCGCCGCCTGATCCTTGTCCTGCACCAGGTCGAACTGGACTTCCTCGATCTTCTCTTCGCCATCCTCGGCCAGATAGCTCGAAATCGTCACCAGGTCGGACTGGACATACTCCCACTGGTTCGCCTCCGACCGATATTTGGGTCGGATGCCATTTTTGCGCTGCGACCAGGGCTGCATAGCCGTGACGTCGACATCATCGTCGGCCAGGTCGTCGGGCGTCAGCGTATAGAGGGATACGCGCGGCGCATTATACCGGACGCCCATCTTGCACCCGCGCCACAGCGTCTCGGCCGCGCCGGCCACCAATATGCGCTTCAGATTGGCCCAGCGATCCCCCGGTTCGTACAGCACGCCCCCGACCGTCCAGCCATTGGCGTCGCAGACATTCGCGAGGGTCACAAAATCCTGCACGATGATGCCGTCGAGCGGCAGCCCGACGCCGAACACCCGCTTATAGACGGAGGCCGGATTAGTCCGGTCGCGCTCCCATGACCCCATCGCATATTTCAGTGCGTGCAGGCCGGGACATTCGGTCCATTCCCACGTCGCCTTCGCCGCATCGAACGCGGCCGTGTCCGAAGGGTCGGCCCAGCGATGCGAACCCGACCCGCCGGGATATGTGCTATCCTTGCGCGGATCATAGGCCAGCACGCCCTGCCACACCGCGCCCGACGCCGGAAAGCCGGAGGCATAGCGTTTGCCATCCTTGTCGAACAAGGCATTCCACAGCACCGCCGCTTTCGACGATAATTTATGCGCGCTGCTCCAATCTGGCATCCCCGACCAATGCGGGACCAGTGCCGTTTCAGGGCTCTGACCCATCCGCACGTCGCGATAGAGATAGCTCGCATAATAGCCGGTCGCCGCGTTGCTGCTGAACGGGATCGCGCCATAGTCGAGATACAGCCCTTGCAGCGCCGCCAGCGGCCCCGCCACGCTATAGACGATCGCCATCCCCCTGTAGGGGTTCGCGACCTTCTTCAGCTTTGCGCCATAGCCGACATCGTGGCGCAGCACCCCGCCCGAATAGGTCCGCCCAATGATGCAGGGCGAAATCGGCTCGGCCGCGATGATCACCTGGTTGATCGTGCCACGCGCCGGCGGCGTCTTTGCCGTCAGTTGCGCGCCGATCGTCGCGAGTGTCGCAGCAGTCGAGGCGATCATCGCCACCGTGCTGGCGGTAGCAACGATAGACGCGGCCGTTGCTGCCCCGGCGGCCGTGCTCGCCGTCAACAGGCCCGCGCCCGCTGCCGCGCCAACGCCCGTCGCCACCAGCGCCACAGCACCGGCGATCATCGCAACCGTCCGCAATGTCTTAGACACGCCAGGCACCTACAACCTGATCGAGCGACAGGACGAGTTGCGGGCGAACGCCGCTAGGGTCATCCTGATGCCAGCCGATCAATTTACCCGCCGTGTCGCTGATGCAGATCGAACCGAACAATTCATCGCCGGGAAGCACGGCCAGGTCGCCGACCCACATCGACGCCGGTGCGATGCGCGGAAGGAAGCTGTCGAGCATGGCAGCGACATCGGAAAATCCCGTCTTCTTCATGGCTGTGCGCGCGCCCAGCGCGGATCGAAAATCCGGCACCGATGGCGGCCTGTGCCCCATATTGCGCAGATGCGCGCGCGCCATGTGGATGCAGGTAGCCCGCGTACGCCAGTCGAAGGCGCGCGCCTGGTATTTGGCCAGCGTCCTGCGCGTGGCCTCCACACGGGCGACATTAGACAACATTGGTCCACCCCGCACGCGCTGCCATCACCGCGGCGCTGGCCGCCGCCAGCCCGCTCGATCGTCCCGTCTGCTGCGCCTCCACGCCCCAGGCCACCGCACCCGTCAGCCCGGTGGCGTTGACCTCGCCCAGCTCGCCGGGGAAGATCGACTGGTGAAAGGCGTTCGACAAACTATTGCCCTCATTGCTCGAAAAGAAGCGCTCGCCGCGCGGAACGAATGTCATCGGCAGCTCGCGACGCGCCTTACCCGTCACCAGCCGCACCTGATCTAGCTGCGCATCGACCTGCTGGTCCGGCGCGCCGATGATCTGGCCGGTCAGGTCGTCGATCTCTGCCAGCCACAGCCGCAGTCGCGACCCCTGCATCCCCGGCGCGGCGAGATCGATCGCGGCGGCGGTGCTGGCAGGCAGGAAGGTGATGGAGAACGCCGGGACTTCATCGCCCACGCCCTCTTCGAACACGTCCATCGACCCGATCATGCCGAACACGTCGTCGGTCACCTGATAGATTTCGCTGCCCCAGGGCACGAAGCCGCCGTCGCACAGCCGGATCACGCGCCCATCGCGCAGCTCCAGCTTCAGCAACCCGGACAGGCGCACTCGGTCCACTGTCGAACTCCCACGACAAGCATGCGGCAGTCCGCCGCACGCTGAGTTTCAAAGCTTAGAGATTAGGCGGTAACGACGCTGCTGAGAGCAAACCCGGCCCCGGCGACGAATCCGAACAGAGCCAGCAGCGCACAAGCGACGCCACCAAGGCGGTAAAGATCGCCGCGAACATGAGAGACGATATTGACCCGGTCGGGTTGAACAGCTTTCAGTCTGTCCTGCGCATCCCACGCTAGGCCTTGCGCAGCGACATAATAACAGTCCTGCGAGAGGTGAGCCCATAAATAGGCGAGGATCGTGCAAACAAGGCCAAACGCGAAACAGGCAAATGACCACCAAAGCATCGCGATATTGAACCGGACAGAGCCCGCAGCACCTACGAAAGTGAACAGCGCGACCAATGCACCGCCGTTAATCAACGTCAAGCTTTGAAGGCCGTTCACCGCGAAGCCGATGGAAAAGCGCAGCCGTTCAGCCGCTTCCTGGCTTTGCGATTGATAGTCACGCTCCAAATCGGCCCGCATTGCATCATCCATGCTGGCAGATTGAGATATGCTCTCTGATAAAGCAATGCGCTCCATTAACCCATTTCCTCGATCGTAAAGCCGATGCCGACAACTCGCGCCCCGCGCACGATCTGCCAGCTCTGTTCATTGCCGCTGATCTCGCCCTCGATCATCGGCTGCGCCAGATGCACGGCCGCACCATCGGCAAAGGGCTCGCGCAGATGCTCGGTCAGCGTGATCGCCATCGTCCCGTCGCCGCCCGCGACATTGGGGCCATGGACATTGTGCAGATAATGCTGGCCTGCCGCATTCTGGATCGACAGCCAATAGCCCTTGTTGCACACATAGCCCGGCGTCAGCCCGCGCAACTGGATGATGCGCCCCGCCTGATTGGCCCCGTTCATGACCGGCGCACCAGGCGAACCCTGATCAACCCCGTTCAACGGATAGGGCAGCCGCAATCCTTCCTGCTTGGCGCGGATCAGGTCGCTGATCAGGGCCGCGCGCAACAGGCCGCTGCCGACGCCCAGCGTGATCGCCGCGCGATAATGACTGCCCAGCCGGTCGATCCGCTGCCCCGCCGCATTGGTTGCCCCGCGCACCGTCGCGCCATTGTCGATAAATGCTGGCGTGACTGTCGCCGCAATGCTGCTGTCCGACCAGACGATCATGCCAGCCGCCGACCGTTACGCTTGACCATCGCCTGCTGCGCACCACCGCTTGCCGCCCCCGCGATCATCGGGGCAGCGGACAGGACCTGTCCTGCGCTGATCCGCGTCACCTCGACATCGAACAGGTCACCCTTGATCACCCGCACAGTGAATTCTGAACCGCCATTGTCGTTCATGGCGCGACGCGTATCGCTCGCGGTCATCACCCGCGCGCCGCGCGGCATATGCACCATTTCCGGCCCGTTTTCGCCCACCAGCGCGACCCCTGCAGGCGTATAGGCGTCGCCCAGCGCGCGTGGCCCGATAAACTTGCCCAGGCTCGCAACCGAAGCGCCCGTCGATCCCCCACCACCGCCAAAAGCGCCGATAACCGACGTCAGCGTCGGCAACCCATCGCCGAACAACATGTTCTTGAGCGGGTTGATCACCGCCAGCTTCATCATCTCATTCTGCAATTCGTTCAGGATCGTCTTGCCCGCATTGCCCCAGCTCGACCATGTGTTCGGCGACAGCACCGTATCCACGAACCCCCGCCCGAAATCGGTCACTTCGGCCCAATTGCGACTATACTCTTCCAGCAGGGCGTTGATCTGCTCCTGCTCCTGCTTGGCGAGTACCAGTTCGCTGACCTGATCGGCCGTCAGCGTCGGATATTGCCGCACGATATCCAGGCGGAACCGCTCGATCTCCAAAATTGCGGCCGCCTCATCGCGATTCTGGCCGCGCAGCTTCCATTCCAGGTTGAGCAGCATCGTGCCGGCGGATGTGTCGGCCCGCATCTGTTCCATGATGCGCTGATTCTCGATCAGCGCGTCGCCTTCCTTTTCCAGCGCCGCCAGCGCCGTCTTCCCGACATCATAGTCGTTGGCCCAGCGGTTGCGCTCGATCAGCAGCTGCTGCGCCTTGCGCGCCTCTTCTTCGGCAGCGCGATCCGCTTCCTTTGCCCCGCGCCCGACCGCCGCTATCTCGACCCCGGAACCATCGGTCGGAAACAACCCTTTGCGCGGATCGACCTGCTTGCCGTTGACGACGACCTCATAATGGAGGTGCGGCCCGGTGCTGCGCCCCGTGCTGCCGACCTTGCCGATCACATCGCCCTGTCCGACGGACTCTCCCTTGGCGACCATGCTGTTGTCGGACAGGTGGCCATAGCGCGTCTTGGTGCCGCCGCCATGGTTGATGACCACGAATTTGCCCAGGCTGTCGCTATAGCCGACGACCTCGACCACACCGACCGCTGGTGCGCGGACATCGGTGCCCGTTTTCGCCCCGATATCGATCCCCTTGTGATTGGTGCTGGCACCATCCGTCGGCGCGCCACGCTTCCCAAAGCCGGACGTGACGGTACCGTTGACTGGCATGAGGAAATCGGTCAGCGCCTTGGTGCTGGTCTTGAGCGCCGCCTCCATCTCCTGAATTTTCTTCAGCTCGGCATCGCGAGCATCGGCAGCGGACGTTATTGCCGCTGCAAAGGCTTTCTGATCGCCGGTACGCTCGAGGTTGCTCATCGCCGCCGCATATTTGCGGTCATAATCACGCTGGGCCACCTGCGCCGGATCGCGCCGCGCATCGACAGCGGAGCCCGTCATCAGACCTTGTGCCTGACGCATCGCAGTCGTTAGCCGGGACACTTCTGTTTGCGATGCGCGCAAATCTGACTCTATTTGGCGAATTCTGGCAATCTCGCTGGCTATCCCCTGCGCCGCGACATCGCCGCGCTGACCGCCCTGGCGCGCAATCTGCTTTTGCGCCTCCAACTGGGCACGCGCCTGTTCAAGCAGCTTCTGATTGCGTTGCTCCGTTTCGATCGCCGCCTGCCGCGACGCCCACGCATCGGCATATTTCTGCTTCATCGACTGCGCCGTGGTGCGGGTCTCGCGTTCCAGCGAGGCGATGAGATTGTCCACCGCGCGCTTCCGATCCTCGGCCGCCTTGGTCGCTTCCTTTTCGGCCTTGCTGGTATCAAGCAGCGTGCTGATGAGCGTCGCTCCCACCGCGACGCCGGATATGATCGCCATGCCCCATGGCCCACCGAGAAATCCGACCCAGCCTTTAGCCCCGGTCGTCATCATGCCGATGGCCTGGGTCACCTGGCCCGCCTGCGACACGAAAATCTGCATCGGCGCGGCACCCATGGCCCACATGGTGGCCATGTCGTTGACCTGATAGGATAGCTGCTGCGTGCCCGCCTTCATCATGCCGGTCGACGCCGTGACCTTGCCGTGCGTCTGCGTCACCTGATCCAGCGCCGCCTGCTCCATCCGCAACTTGCCAACATAATCGTCCAGCGTGATGGCCCCAGCGCTGATCAGCGTCCGCGCCTCCGCCATTTCGGTGTTGAACCGCTGCTGCGCCGCCCACACCGGATCGATCGCTGCCCGCAGGGCGCGCGCCTTCTGCTCCATCTGCTCCATCGCCGCCGCCAGCGCGCCATAGCCCGCCCCATTATCGATGGCCGACGACGTGCCGACGCCCAGCAGGGCATTGACCTTGTTCTGATTGGCGTCCCGCTGCGCCTGCGCATTGCGCGCGATCGATGCGGCGGTCTCATTCAGTTCGGCCTGCAAGCGATCCTGCGCCTGCGCATAAAGATCCGCCGACAAATGACCCTCGCGATGCAGCCGGGCCGCCTCGGCCATCTGGCCGTTGACGCGCTGCTGCGCGGCCCAGAGCGGATCGAGCGCGGCGCGGATCGACAGCGCCTTGCGTTCCATCGCCTCCTGTTCGGCGATCAGCTCCCGGAACGCCGCCGCCGATGCACGCGCCGATCCTTCATCGACGATCGCGCCGGTGCCGACGGCCATGTTGATCCGCGCCTGCGTTGCCGTCTGCGGTGCGATCGCCGCGATCTTGGCGGCGGCGGCGACCTGGCGACGCTGCGCGGACTCTATGTCCTGCGAGGCACGCTCGAAAGCGCGCGTGGCACGGTTCGCGGCGGCATCGCCCGCAGCGCCAACCTCCTGAAAGTCGCGCTTGACCTCATTCTTGCCTTCCGTCCCGAGACGGATGCCGACCTTAGCTTGTGCCATCGTCTTTCTCCTCCGTCATCTGGTCCAGTAATATCCGCTCGACTGGGGCCAGCAGGTCGGCGAGCAGCGCCATGTCCACGCGCTGGGCCTGCCCCACCGCCAGCACAGCGCCAAAATCGAGCGCAAAAGGTCGGCCGAAACCGGCACGCAACTGGCGGGTGCAGGCGGCTAGGACGTCCCAGACGCCGACGCCCGCTTCGGTGCGCGCTTCCTGCTCGCGGTAGGGGCACCCCTTTTTTTCGCCTTCGGCTTTGCAGCGGCCGTGGCGATGGGCTTCGCAGACGGATCGGCAATATCCTGCCCCGGCGTCGCCCCCACCGAAATGCCATTCGGCGAGGGCGATAAGCCGTTTTTTTCCAGTTCCCTCTCGACGAACGGCCGTACATAGGCAGCGTCCAGCGCCTCGAACCGCGACGGGTCGGCCAGCAACAGCCGCAGATTGTCGTCGGTCAACGGTGCAGGCTGACCCGCCGCATCGCCCACACCGTCCCAGTCGATGATCCCCGACCGCAACAGGCTTTCGGAAAGCGCATCGCCTGCCATCTCGATCAGGTCGAGCGGCAGCGGCGCATTTTCGTCGTCGGGCAGGTCGGCACCCTGATAGCAGGCCCCGGCCGCACGCCGCGCCGCGCGCAACGCGATGCGGCCGATCGGCGCGAACTGCACGCGCACCGCAGGCCTGTCGCCCACCGCCGCGTGCAGCGTGAACCACCATGGCTTCTGCGCCGCCCGTTCTGCGTCCAGGTCGAGCATCAGGCCACGACCTCGCCCGCGATCCACTCGACGCGGAAAGCCCGTTCTTCGACGACGGTGGCGAAATGGTCGCCCTCGCGCACCAGATTGCCATCCTCGATCTTCATCCGGGTCAGCGTGCCGGCGTCCTGATCATAGGCCCGGACATGGCTGATCGTCTCGCCATTCGCCGGATCGACGATCCGCAAGCTGCCAGAGGCGAGTAGCGTGAACAGGTTTTTCGCGATGTCCCATTGGCGTGGCGGCGGATCACCGGCCGCTACAGCAGGCTTAGCGGCCGCCGAAGTCGCCGGCGTTTCGGTCGCGCCCTCGACACCAGATCCATTGGCCGCCGGTTCACTGTTCGCGTCGCTGCTCGCAGCGACAGGCTTGGGCGCCTTCATATCGACATCCTCCCTCAATAAAATTCGGTGTTGTTGGTCAGCGTCGCCGTGACCTTCGGCGCTACCCGGCCGCTGGCCTGGCAGTTGAAGTCCTGCATCACGCCACGCGGGCCATCGACGGGGCGCTTGACCTTGGGCAGGAACACGCGCGGCATGCTGAATTTCAGGCTGTGCGGCCCCTTGCTCCACCCGATTTCGTCCAGCTCGACGGGCGTCCCATCGGTGGCCGCTGCCAGCAGGTCCAGACTATTGAACCGCGTGCGGATATTGATCTGCGCCTGTACGATGCCGGGGATGACGCCGGAGATGCGACCATCCGGGCTGATCGTTTCGATCTTGTCCAGGCCGTTGGAAATGGTGATGTCGGCAGACACGACATTGCCCAGCGCCACGCCATCGCGCTTGATCACGCCGCTCGCCTGCGCAAAGCGATCGCCCGACACCAGCACCAGGCCACCAGCTACCGATGCATTGACCGTGGCGGTTTCGCCCTTGGCGATCAGCGAGACTGTCGCATTGAGTAGACCGCTACGCGCCATGCCGATCCGCATCTGGTTGACGACGGCACCATAATGAACCGAAAAGGCCGGGACATCCGGGTGACCGATCTCGATCGAGTGGCTGGGCAGCACCGACTTGCCGCTTTCGAACACATGACTGTATGCGCCAGCGGTGCCACCGTTGACCGGCGCACCCAGCAGCCCGCGCAGCCAGAAGCCGATCGCCTCCATGTCGAGTGGCACGACGATATCACCGTCGTTCGTCTTCACGTCATAGGTCGGATCATGACCCTCGCGACCCAGGCCGAGTTGATCATCCTCGATCAGCGGGCTTTCCTCGCCCAGCGTGTGCGAGATGTACGACAGCTTGTTGAAGCCGGTAGCCGGGGTGACCCCATAGGTCACTTCCGGTATGGCATACATGACCGTGTTGATGCCCATCCCATAACCCATGGAAATCTCCTGTCTTAAAGGGGTGTTGAAGTTGAATAGGTGGCGATGATGTCGAACGTCGCGCCAAGCTCGGTGCGCGTCGCGAAGCTGCTCAAAGGCTCGATTTCGAGGCCGCTGACATCCAGATAGCTGACCATCCCGCCCAGCTCGCGATCCGCCGCGACCGCTGCGCCGACCTTGCCCGCAATGCCGTCGAGGATCTGGCGCAACGGCCGCGTCTGCTTGTAGGCGCGCAGCTCGATCGGCACGCGATGCTGCCAGTGCCAGGTCGGCGGCGACAGATCGACGCCTTCCTCATCCAGCTCGCCGTCACGCACGGTGACGGTTTCGAACTGGCCCGTCCGCCGGACCCGCTCCGCACCATCTTCCAGGCCGATCACCTCATGATCGGGCAAGGCAGCGCGGACCAGCGCCAACACGGCCTGGTCGACATCATGACGCTTGGACATGGATCAGCCCCACCTGGCGTTGAGACGGCTTGCGACCCGCGCCGCCGCCTTGCGGGCTGGGCCTTCCAGGTCGAGCAACCGCGGCATCTTGACCGATCGGACCAGCGTGAACATCAGCACCGGCTTGGCCTTGCGCGGGGCCATCCCGCGACGGCCGTTGACGCGGCCAGCCGTGGCCGGGCGAAAGCCGCGCGACACGCCCGATACCACGTCGATGAAGGCGAAGCCCTTGCCGCCCTCGAACGCCAGGTCCAGCTCCGCATTGAAATGCAGCTCCACCTCTTCCGGCGTCATCGCCGTGCCGCGGGATCGGCGACCCATGGAGGAGGAATAGGCGCCAGCGCGACGACGGCGCGGGACGTTCTTCGACGGTATCCACAGCCACTTCGCACCATTGACTGGGCGGATCGTCGCCCCCCGGATGAACGCATCGACAATCTCAGGCGCGGCCGACCAGATATAGCCCGCCGGATTGAGCGACCGGCCACCCTGCGGATAGACGTTCGACCGCCACGTCCGGGCCAGTTTCGCGCCCATCCCCGCGCCCGTGATCTGGCTGCGAAGCTCCTGCTTCAGCACGTCCACTTCCTGCGACATGATGGTCGTGACGTCCTGCGCGATCTCTTGCTCGATCGCCTCGAACTGGCGCGCCAGCGGCGCGGATATCAGCTCCGACACCATCTTCATCGCGACACGTCCCTGATCTCGTAGCCCATGACCCAGGTCATCGCCTCTGTGTCGGACATCGGCTCGCCGGTCAGGATCAGGTTTTCGGAAGGGATAAATTCGTCGTTGGTTATCGTCCCGATGGTCAGTTCATCGCCATCCTGGAGCATTGGAAGTTGGGACCGGCGGATTTCCACGCGCCGATCGGCCATGATCATCGGCCCGTTGCCATAGTGCGCTTCGCGGTCGCCCTGACTGCGAATGACGCGCACGTCGCGCGTGACCTGGCCATTGACCGAGACATGTTCCGCCGCTTCGGAGCCGGGCGCATGGAAGATCGCGTCCAGCGCCGAAGCGAACGGATTGGTCATTACGCGCCTCGCTCGCTATGGATTAAGCGACGAAGCACAGAGCGGCATTGCCGCTGGTCGCCGCTGATGCGGCGGCGGCAGTAGCAACAGCGACCTGGGTGTTGCCCGCTGAAGTGGTCGTCAGTCGCCGATTGGTATTATCCCAATATAGCTTAACGCCCTCCGTCCATGCCTCGCCGGTTGCTTTGGGAAGCGTGAACACTCCCCGCGTTACCAAAACAACAGGCGCGCCAATGGCTGCGTCGCACGATGCCACGCCGAAGATCGATCCGATAAGCGCGGCAGCGCCCGCCGCCAGCGCGACAGGTGCGGTCAGGGTGAGATTGTCACCGTTCTGAACAAAGTTCTTCATGGCTTATGCCTCCGCTTTTCCACGGCGGGCCGTGGTTTTGGTTTCAACCTGATCTTCCTCTTCGGGCAGGTCTTCGGGATCGCCATCGAGCGATCCATTGTCCTTGAGGCGCTGGGCTTCCTTGTCGTTGACGGTGAAAGGTCCTTCCGAGGGATAACGGAGGGCCTTTTCGAGGATGGCCGGTACAGCCAGATTAACGATCTTCATGGCGTCGGCTCCTTAGTTTCCGGGGTTACGGTACAGGCCGCGATGGTCGATCACGGCGGCACCGACATCGAGGCGGGCCTTGGTCTTGACGCCATCGACGTCGAAGCCGGCCTGCGTTTCGGTGTAGAGCGCCTCCTGACCGTCGAGGTGCGCCAGTTCGAGCGTGTCGAATGCGGTTGGCGAGGCCGACAGGAACCACTGGTTGCCGGTAATGCGCGGTTCCACGATCAACTGCAGCGTGCCCGGATAAGGGTTGACATTGCTGGTCTGCACGGCGGCGACGGAGGTGAGGAACTGCTGTGCCTCGACCTTCTTGGCTGGTCCGACGATCAGATATTCGGGGCGGATCGTAAGGAAACCGCCTTCCACGCTGGTCTGCTGGAGCATCGCCTGTTCGGCAGCGCCGACGGTGGCCACGGTGATGGCACCACCGGTGCCTGCAAGGTTGCCGTGCTGGGCGGAGAAGAGGTTGAACCCATCCGCCATGACCGGATTGCTGAGCAAGGTCGCATAGACCAGGTCGCTTTCCAGATCCGCCGCCTTGCGACCGAACATTGTTGGCAGGCGGCCGAAAAGCGACTTGTCGTCGTTAATCAGGGCTTGCCGCGTGATGGCAATAATGCGGCCGTAGGTCTGCAGCTTGTAGGTCATCCCGGTGTCACTGACCGCACCATAGGTGAACTCGGCGTTTTCGCGGACCAGCAGCAGAGAAGGTGCGTCGCCCAGGCCGATGATACTGGTTTCCTTGAAGTCCGGCAGCGTCCCCTTCGACACGATCGGGCCGAAGGTCTGCGGTGCCGCTTCATAGGCGGCCCGTACACGCTTCGACGCTGCGTTCGAAAGGGCGTTGGCAAAATCGCTGGTCGTCATAGCGCCATAGCGAAGCCCAAGGGCCGCGCCTGCCAGTTCCAGCTTGCCCATGCCCGATGCCGAGATGCCGGTGCGCTGGACATAGTCACGGGCCAGTTCCATCAGGGACATGCCGCGGAACTCGCGCGCGGCGTCAGCGTCGCCCTGATCGACCTTAACGCTGGGATTGGCCTGCAGGATCACAGCGGTCTCGATCGCGCGGCGATATCCTTCGCTTTCGGTTCCGGTGGGTCCAACGCGCACATCGATGTGTGGAGACTGGCGCTTGTCGATCAGCCGATCGCTCAGCTTGCGCTCAAATGCTGCTTCGGTCAGTGGGGTCTCCTCGTTTTCCTCGATCAGTTCGAGGGCGAAGTCGCTGCCCAGGTCAGCGGAACGTGCGCAGCGTTCACGGATCATTTTGGCAGTGATAGCGGGCGCCAACTGGCGCTGCTCGGAAACGGGCGTCACGGCGGGCGCGACGACAGGTGGAACCGGGGGCGCGGGGTCGGCCGCCGGCACGATCACGGGATCGGGCATTATATTCTCCTGGGAGGCAGCGGCAGCGCCGCGGATGATGCAGGGATGACCGCCCTGCTCGGCACTCCGGGCGCGAACCTGCGCACCGGCATCGAATGGCACCGCGACCATGGAAAGCTCGATCGGCTCCCAGTCGACTGCGAGAAGGTGGGGACGTTTGCCCTCTTCTTCGGTGCGCAAATAGCTATGGACGAGGTAGCCGACGCTTACGCTGCGGATATGCCCGTCGATGATCTTCTGGTTGGTGTCGGCAACGTCGGGAGTGCGGGCCAGACTTACGCGGGCGACCCCTTCACCATTGCCGATCGAGACACTGTCGGGCACAACCGAACCAAGGACTGAACGCAGCGAATAATCCTGATGGCTGTCGAGCAGGCAAGCGCCAGCGTTCAGGCGGCCCAACCGAACGGCGCTCGGCTCAAGCGACAATTCCTCAAAGTAATACTCGCCATCATACCAGTCGAAGCGCAGGCCCGCAGCGCCTGTCGTCCAGCAGATTTCTACCGAGTGATCCGATTCCCGATAAGAAGCTGGGCGGACACTGGCCGCGCGCACCATGGTCGGCGCGATCTTCTGCTGCTCCGGTGGCAGCACGGTTGCGGTCGTCATGTGGTCGCCCCTTGGCTCGGTGTGTCGGTGGATTGCTGCGCCTGCGCGGCGGTGAAGGGGTCGCCCTTATAAAAGAGTCCCTTGCCCTGCTGCGATTGCAGGTCCGCTTGCGTCTCTTCCATGAAGATGTCGTGGTCGGTGCCGCGCGCGTTCAGGAGACTGCGGCGGTTTTCAAGGCCAGCCTGCATTTCGAGGATGTCGGCTTCAGCATCGCCCTTGCGGTCGATCGATTTGCGTGGCGGCGGGGTCCACCGCATTTCATAAATTGGCTTGGCGATCCTACCGAACTCGAACGCCGCTTGGCAGAACCATGCCCAGACCCGGTTGAGGCCGACCGGGATGATCGTGTTCCACTGGATGCGCTCGATTTTCGCATCGAACTCCAGAGCGCCCGCCCGATAGGAAGAATAGTTGACGTTCGACAGGTCGCCGGTCAGTTGTTCATAAGTGACGCCGATCCCCGCCGCTGTGGCCAGCAGGTTGATCCGCACCGCTTCGCCCAGACCGCCCATCGGCTTGGGAGTGCCGAACTTAATATCCTCTCCGGGAGCGAGGGTGTTGATCGTGCCTGGTTCGAAAAACTCTGAAGGCGGCAGGTTGTCTCCCCGGCTTTCACGGATGCCCAGCGGTTGATCGCCGTCCTCCCAGTTAAGGGTGCGGAAGCCGACGAAGCAGGATTCGATTTTGCGACGGACCAGATCAGCGTCGAGCGCGTCGTCGATATCACCCAGCCGCTTGATGACCGGCTCGAACACCGAACGGCCGCGCTTCTGGCCGGCTTCTTCCTGGACGTAGAGATGAGTTACATCGATGGCGGCGAAACGGACTGCCGGACGGTTGCGGCGGTATTGAGAGCGGGCCGGGTAGAACCAGTAACCCGCGACATTTCCGTCTGCATCATACTCGATGCCATCCTCGATATTGTCGCCGACCTTGTCGGTAGCGAGCATCCCGGCATCCAGTACCTGGATACGGAGCGGCATGATCGCCGCATCGCGGACGTAACGGCGGACAAGGAAGGACTCTCCCTCGCGAAACATGGTGCGCACCGCCAGTTCCTGCAAGCCGAACAGATCGAGACGCCCACGGTAATCCGCGACCTTGATCCATTCGAGCCAAAGCGTTGAAACGGCCTTTGGCCCCTTGGGCGCGCCAGTTATGCCCCAGCCAACGGCGTTGTTCACCAGTGCGTCGATCGCCTTGCGACCGTAGGGGTTCTCATATGCCAGTCTCAGCACAGTGGCGCGATCGATGAAGCGACGGGGGCGCGCATCATCCGGGTGGCCCGTGTTGACGCCAAAGTTCGTGTCTTCTCGGAACCGCTTGCGCCCGCCCGACCGCCGTTCGATCTGATCGAGAGCGCCAAGCTGCACCCGCGCCATTGCACGGCGGGCAGCATATCGCGGAGCTACCGCTGCGATGGCACGTTCGAGAACACTCATCAGTGGCAGGGCCTGTGCATGCGAGCGACGACGGTGCGGACGCGGGGCGTGATCTGCGAAGCGGACGCTAGCAGTTCTGCCTTTATCTCCCGGCGAACCGCGAGCATCTGATCCGCATTCTGAAATTCGGTCGACCGTCCATCGGCAAAGGTGACCTTGCGTACGTTGCTCGACAGGGCGATGTCGATCTTGTCCAGATCGGCTTGGGTCCACGCCATCAGCGCCTCCTGGAAGTAAATGGGTTGGCCTTGCGCGCCGGGGTTGGCTTTGCTGGCACGCTGCGGCGGACTGGCTTTTCGGGACCCTCTGGCGCAGCAGGCTCGCCGGGGGCGGTCTTAGGCTTCGCGAATTCTCCGCGTGCCTTCGCCCAGGAAGCGGCAGTCCAACTGTCGATGCCAAGGCTGACGGACACGGCGCGGGCATAGACCGCGTTATCTAGCGCCTCGTTGCGTTCCCTTACCTTGTGCCACTCGCGCCGGACGCCGCCGTTGCGCAGTTTTACGAACCTCAGTTCTTCGGCGACGAGCTGCTTGATCCACTCATCGCCCAGCCCGTCGGGCAGATAGACATACCCGTCGGGATATTCGTCACCATCAACAGGTCGATCCAGCCCAAGCTGACCATATAATTCCATTTTCAGCATCGACGTGCCGATGTTCCACAGCCGAACGCCGCGCTTTAGCTTGCGACCGTTAACCGTCACATCCTGCCAACTGGGGGCGCCGATCGCCTGTTGCGCGGCAATGCTCTCGCGCCCTTTCACCGCCATGACGAAACCAGGATGACGCCGGGCCCATTGGTAAACTTCCATCGTGTTTTCGCCGTCGCCGGAATCGACGGCGACGCGAGCTAGCCGCATGATCCGGCCATCTTCCGACAGCCAGTCCCGCGACACTTCTTTATCCAGCGCCGCCCAGGTCTTCTTGTCAGCGATCGGCCCAAATACCTCGATCCGATCGACGAAGGCGCGTTTTCGTCCGGGTCCAAAGGCCCAGATATCCATGTCGATGCGACCGCCGCCGCCGCGCTGGACGTCTGCTGCGCCTATGAGGACGCCTGCCCATTCCGGGGGCGTTCCCAGCCGCATCCCCTTCTCCCGACGGTCATATAGGCGCTGCCATTCCGGCGCTTCACCGCGTTCGGCCCATGCCTCGCCCAGTACCTGATTTACAAAGGTGCGAAGGAGGTTCGGATCCTTTCGGACCTCCATGAATTCACGCGCAATTTCCAGCCAGGCGGCGCCGGGATGCTGGCTGTAGGCTGCCCAGATATGGAAGGATCGGTGACGGGGGAACGCGCCCGGATTGTGCGCGCGCCACTCGCCATTCTCGTCCATCCACGGCTTTTCAGCCTCGGCGATCTCGCATCCGTTTTCACATTGGTACCAGGCGCGGGTCGGATTTTCCTTCGGCTCCCACCTGATGCCGGGGCCAGTGCCGTCGCCGAACACGAGCGTCTGCATATGACCGCAGTCAGGGCAGGGGACGTACCGATATTCCTGGCTGCCCTGCTCGAACATCATATCGATGCGGCTGAAGCCCTTGACCTTGGGCGTGGAGCCTGCCGCACTGAACCGGCGCGGCGATGTCAGGTTGCGCTTATATGCAAGGCGGGCCGGGTCGCCTTCCTCTTTGGTGGCCCAGGGGTAACCGTCGCATTCCTCCAGAAAGACGTCGTCCGATGTGACGCGCCGGAATTCCTTTGGGCTGTTCGCACCCTTAATTTGTATCCAGCCGCCCTTGTAGCGCTTTGCCCGGATCTGGTTATCTGAATGGCGCGGCTTGAACTGTGCTACCTTGCGGACAACCGCCCATTGCAAAACCGGATCGAGATCGTCCCGACTGAACTTCTCAGCATCATCGATTGTCGGCTGGTAAATGAGCGTCCGCGCCGGATCATAAGCGATGCGCCATGCGACGAAGGATTGCAGGATGGTGGAGTAGCCGATGCGGCTGCTCTTACGGACAGAGACCTGCGAGGTTTCCGGGTCGGTGAAGGCGTCCGCCATGTCGGACTGAAAGGGGAAGGGCCGTATCTTCGCGCCATCGTCTGAACGGGCATGGTCGCACATGAACTGCGACAGCTTTGGCCGCATCTTCGGAGCAAAGGCCGACAGCCAGTGCCGTGCAACGATCGCGCCGTTCACGCTGTTGAGACGTAGCACCTCAGTCGTCGTCTCCGGGGGCATCTTCGTCATCAAAGCCCCCGCCGACCGCCTCCTCGATGCGCGTCATGCTGAGATCGGTCAGCACATCATTGATTGCGGTCTCGATCCTCTTGCGCAGTTTCACATCGCCTTGGGCGACCTGCGCGCCAACCTGCTGCAACCTGGAAACCGCCATGATGATAACGCCCGCGCCGGCGGCGATCATGTCAGTGTGGTTTGCCAGTTCCTTACGGCGCTCGGCATTGTCCATGGCCTTACCGTCGGCCTGTTCCTTGGCGAGGCGCGCGCGTTCTGATTCCAGGTCGAGGGAATCGGGATCATGCCGCCCGATCTTAATATTGACGTAGGCCTCAAGATTTTCGGACCAGCTTGCCCCATCGGCCGGGAGGTCGCCCTTCGATCGCAACTCGCCGATCCAGCGACTGGAGCATCCGAACAGGGCAGCAAGATGGGGCCGGGTCGGCTCGTTCAGGTCGATGTCCATGGACTTCCCTGTTCGATTACTGTGAAAGCCGCAGAAATCCGTCGTTTATTACTTCAGAGAGGAAGAACAAGGGCAGCTTTTGTGGCTAGCGAGATTCTGCCCATCGTCCCCCCGTACTTCTCTATGGGCCGGGAAGGACCCAAAGGGGGGGGGGAGGGGGTCAGCCTCGCCCGCGCACGACGGCACGCACATCACCCGCGATCCGCTCCGCCTCGCTGATGATCCGCTCGGCCCGCTTGGTCGATCGCGAAGGCTCGCGCATGTCGAACGCCAACGCATGAAGGTCGCCAGCAAGGCGCTCGATCCGATCGGCAGGGGAAAGGCGCTGCTGCATGGCGCGCTCCAATCGGCTTATGATCATCGGAATTGCGTCGCACGCTCGCTCGAACGCCATGGTTCGATGCGGCGGCAACCGGAGTGGCTAGGCCATCAACGTCGGCATGTGCCTGATGCTGCATTGTGCAGCACCTGATTGGTACTCGAAATGTTCCTCGACAGTCAAGCAGCGGATAGCAACCGCCTGGCGTTCACCTTCACGCTGGCATGATCACCGAACCCGCTGAACCGAACAAAGGCATAGCTGCCCTGCACATCCTCGATCACGCCGACCAGTCCATCGAAGCTGGGCGTCGCGCCACAGCGTACCTCTTCACCTGGCTTGAAGATCCGCACATGCTCCAGCGGTCGCCCCTGTCGCTCTGCCACCCGCAAGCGATCCAGCTCGCGGTCACTGACGGCGGGATAGATGAGGCCGTGCCGGAACACCCTGAAATAGGGGCAGCCGCGCATGACCATGCGGCGCTGCTCCTTATCCCAGACCTGGTAAACGGGCGCTGGCGCATGTGCCATGGCGAGGACGTCGGCGATCCTGTCATATCGGGCGAATGCGAAAGTCGGCATGATCGGGACAGTCTGCTCGACCCGCTCGCGCGCCTTGCCGACCCGCTTCACTGCAACATTAGCAGGCGTCCACGCTTCAATGCCAGCATCGACCAAGGCGGCGGCAACCGCCAGCGTCCCCGCGCCGGAGGTCCGCACGATGCACCAATCTGTTGCGTTATGACCGCTCATCGCCGCTTGCTCCGTTCCACTCTTGTTCTTATCGCTGATCGACACGGCCCGCCAGAGGCGTTGCAACTATCCTCTCAAGCTGCGCAGTCTCTTCGGCCGTCAACATCTCCTCGATAGGCGGCTGCCAATCCCGATCGTGCCGCACGATCATCACCCTGGCGCGCGCAACACGCGCCGCGCGTGGCCGCCCAGTGATCGAAGCGGCAGCCCTGATCTCCGCAACGCTAGGAAAGAAGCGCGCCGTCTTGATCAGATGGTCGGATGCGGCGCGAAGATCTATCAGCGGGATGTCCGCCAATGAGGCGGCATAGATGTCCAGCTTCGCTTCTGCGACGGCCCCGTCACCCTTGGCGCGCGGCAGGGCGACGGCCATCCCGGCGATGATCGTGTCGATTTCTTCTTCGTCAGCAAGCGGCGGCGATGCGCCATCGACATAGGCCTGCAAGATGGCGCGGCTCTCCGGGCCACAGACCTTGAGTTCCAGCACGCTAATCCGGCTGTCCAGCGCGGCGGCGAGCGCGACGGTCAGCGGCGGCTCGCAATATTCCGTCACCGCTCTGCTCTGCGGCTGAACCCTGGCCAGCTGACCCATGATCATTCTCCCTTTTTGCGACCTTCAGGCGCACTGCGCCGCTGAAATATTTGAGACTGTGGATGGCTGCTGACGCAGCGGTCACGCCCTCTCGCACCGCGGCGCGCATGTCATCGGGGGTAGCGCCATGGCCGATCCATTCCCGCACCAGGTCCACATGCTGGCCGATGCGCCCGGGATCGACATGGCGGACACGGGCCATGCGGGCCAGTTCGTCGGTTAGGCCCTGGATGTCGATTTCACCGGCGTCACCATCATCATCAACAAATGAAGATGGAGAAGGAGATGAAGAAGAAGGGGGGGGTAAAATAACCCCCATTACATCATCACCCAAGGGGGGTTTATCTTTGCGAGGGCGACCCCCCTTTGTTCCATGCGAAGCCCCCTTTTCGCCATGACCTTTGCCGAGTGACCCGCCCGCCGCGCGAGCCTCGCGAATCGCTTCATCGCGGACCATCCGGCGACTGTAGATTACGCCCGCGTCGGTGCGAGAGAAGACGCCGTTGACCTCCAGATCCTTGATCGCACGCTTAACGGCGGCGGCACCCTCACCAACCAGCCGCGCCAGCATGTCATCGGATATGGCGCGGCCTTGGGCGGTCAGGTGGCCATAGGGCTCACCCTCATGCATGATCGCCATCATCTCGATCCACAGGCCACGGGCGAGCAGCGAACATAGGCGCAAGCCCGGATCGGTGCGCCAGTCGCCGGGGTAAAATTGAAAGGCAGGACGCTTGCTCATAGCGGCTCCAGCGTGACGATGATCTCGCCGCCAGGGACGATCTCGTCATGAAATATGGGAACGGTGCGGAACCGCTTGTCATCAACCTTGACCGCCAGTGCGACGCCATCCCGCCCATGTTTGAAGCTGGCGATCATATTGTCATCGTCTCGCGACCGGCGGTCGGGTGGAAAGAATTCGATCCGCAACGAGATCGTGGCGCTGTCAGGCGCGCGGAGCTTTGCCTCCAGGGAGGCTGCCCAGCACGCCTGACGATAGGACTTCTTCGCCCGCAGCTTGTCGCGCAGCTTTCCGTGAAAATTCGGCGACAGCTGGGGCGCAGGCCAGGGAAGGCGGACAGAGTTGGAAATACCCCTTACTCCATCCCCAACGCGGCCAGATAGGTCTGGAGGATCGCCTCCATCTCCTGCCGGTCGTGCGGCTGCATTTTGCGCAGGCGGATGATCTGGCGCATGATCTTGGTGTCAAAGCCGGTCGCCTTCGCCTCCAGCATGACATCCTTCTGGTCATCCCCGATCCCCTTCTTCTCTTCGTCCAGGCGCTCCCATCGCTCAATGAGCAACCGCAACTGATCGCCAGCAACATTCCCGTCAGACATCGGACATTCCTTCAAATATCGACCCTTGCGGATCGGGGTTCTCTTTCAGCCATTGTGCCATGCGTGCCGTCGCGCCGTCCAAGGCACGCAACGCGTCAAATTTCTCGCGCAGCGCGAGGGTCGCCTTGGCATCGGCGCGGACCAGCCGTTTGGCGCTAAGGGTTACCAAAGCCTCCAGTCGCTCGCGCTCCGGGCATGGTTCAGGCGGCTCAATCGCCATAGCTGCACTCCGCAGGAGTCATCACGACCTCCAGCCCGAGATAGGCGCGGGCGAAGGGCAGGGGATGGTCGCGCCATGCGTCGGGTACGGCGAGGCGCACGGCCGTCCGTTCGATCAGAGCGTCGATCGCTGTTGCCAGCCTGGCGCTACCGTCGCGATGTGCGGCAATGCGGGCGCGCAATTCGTGGTCTTTCCACGGCTCCTTCGCGCGTGCAGCCTCCGTGAAGCGGCGCTCTTTCGTTTGGCCACGCGTGATCATGAAGGCTTCCCCTCGCCCTGCAGATGCAGGCCCTGTTCGATCTGCTCGACGAATGCCTCCAGCCGGGTCGACAGGAGCGATCCGCTCTCTGCATCGACCTTGCCGGCGGCGATGAGCTGGGTGACGGCGGCGATCTGCCACCGGCCGAACTGCGCGACCTGCGCGCGCTCGGCGATGCGGGCCTGCGCGGTTACTTCGGCGAAGGTACGACGGCGGTAGCGGCGGGGGCGGGTCATGCTGCCTGATGCCCCAGTGTCGCGCTCAGCGTGCGAAAACGACTGATGCAAGAGTTCTTGCTTTTGCGAAGGATGTCGCCGGCGGCGTGGAAAGTCAGGCCCTCGGCAATCGCGTCCATCAGGATCGCGTCCATGTCCACCGTCCATCCGCCTTTGCGCCGGGAAAACTTGACCTCTCCGGCGGTGCTTCGTCCGGTTTTGACAATCGTGATGACCCGCGAGCTCCGGCCGCGCGCGCAGGTGATCAGCCCAGCGACCTCCAGCAAAGCGATTAAATCCGACACTTTGGAAGGGCCGGAATACCCAAGCGTCCGCCCTAGATCCTCGTTCGATGGGCATTCAGCACCTGCGTCCGCTGCTCTTTCCAGTGCTTTCAGCAACAGCACCAGTCGCTCGTCGCGCTGCCGTTGCTGCGGCGACCTTCTGGCTTTCGTTTCTCCCGCGCCGGTCATGCTGCCTGCTCCTTGACGCCGTCGCCTTCCAGGTCGAGCAGATCGAACAGCGACGGCACGGCCTGCTGATCCTCCGCTTCGCGCAGATAGCTGACGCTGTGCGCGAAATAGTCGGGGTTCAGTTCGCTGCCTGATCCGCGACGGCCGGACAGGATCGCGCGCATGGGCACCGTGCCAAGGCCGCAGAACGGATCGAAAACCATCTCGCCCTTGGAGGAATATCGCTCGATCAGGCGGTCGACGATGTCGAACTGCAGCGGGCAAACATGCTTCTCGCGGCCCTTCTGGACCTGGTTGCCGTTGAGCGTCCGCATGCGCACCACATCATCCCAGACGTCGGGATGGTGGCTGCCCGGATCGAGCGCCATGAAGGTGCGCGGCAGGTGACCGGCCGGGTGGTTCGCATCGCGGGCTTCGATCGTTTCGCCGATCTCGACATGCGACTTGAAGCTGTAGATCAGGTCGCGCGTCTCTTCGCGAAACCGCTTGGCGAGCTTACCTGTGGTCATGTGCGCAAAGCGCTCATCGACCTCCCACAATTCGGGAATGGTCAGCGGGCGTTCCCCGCTCGACCGCCAGAAGGCATGCGCATCGACCTGCCAGCGCGCCAGGCTGTATTCGGTGGCATCTTTGGCGACCGGGACATCGGCATAGCCGCGCGTCTGGTCGCTCTGCGGCTTGCGCATCAGCAGCACATATTCGGGGCTGCCGACGCCCATCTTCGTGCCGTCCTTCAGCATCTCGCTGTAGGAGAGGCGATAGGTCTGGTTGTTCTCGCGCACGACGTCGGTGACGACCGTGATCATCCCCATATATTGGAAGCCGTGGCGGATATAATGGTCGATGCAGCGGGCGTGGAACGGGCTGACGGTCGGGACGCCTTCGCCGGTGACCGATCCAAAGAGGATGCGGTCCTTGACGTGGATGCAGGCGAGGCGGCCGGGGGCCAGCGCGCGCAGCAGGTTCGGCGTCAGAAAGTCCATTTGCGCGAAGAAATGCGCATCGTCGTCCGTGTGGCCGAAGTCGTTATAGCTCGGCGTATATTCATAATGGTTGCTGAAGGGGATGGACGTGACGATCAGGTCGATCGACCCGGTTTCCAGCCGTTTGGCTTCATCCACGCAATCATTATGCGCCAGCCGCCACCCGTCGCCCGACACCTCCTGACGCTCGCAGCCGATCGAGCGCTTCACCAGTTCGGCCGCCGCGCCGTGGTGCAGGCCGTATCGGCGGATCAGCGCCGACATGGTTTCGCGGAATGCATTGTCGCGCGCCCACTTCTCCTGCAACTCGCGCACCACCTCGACCTCTGTTTCGGCGTGGATGATGTCGATCTCAACCGGGCAGCCCTGGCCGAAACGCTGAATGCGGTGGATCGCCTGGATGAAGTCGCGGAACTTGAAGCCTACGCCGGCGAAAATGGCGCGATGGCAATGGCGCTGCAGATTGACGCCGCCGCCCAGCATGATCGGCTTGGCACCGATCTGGCGCAGCGCGCCGTCGGCGAAGCGGGTGACGATCTCTTCGCGTACATCCAGCTTCTGCGAACCGAACACGGTTTCGCAGGCGGGGAGTGCTTTCTCGATCGCCCGGCGCTCATCCTCCAGGTCGTGCCAGATGATGAAATGATCGTCGGGCGCGGCGGCGATGATCTCGGCCACCTTGGTCATCCGCGTGTCGAGGGTACGGCGCTTCTCGCGCGACGCCTGCACCACGCCCAGTGCCGTGTCGCGGATCAGGCGGCCCTGCCCGTTGCTTTCAGGATCGACGTCGCTGATGTCGGCTTCGACGCAATGCCAGCGGACGGTGAGCGGCGGCAGGGCATAGCCTTCGTCGCTATAGCCCAGATCGGACGGGCGCTGGATGCAGACCGCCCAGCTATTCACCCAGGTCCAGAACTCATCGACCTTGTGCGGGTAGAGCGTCAGGTCGCCCGCCTTTTCGCTGTTGCGCTGAAAGAAGCGGGTGAGCGCCTGGCCGGTGTCCATGATGCCCAGGAACCCGGCATAATGGATCATCTCCTTGTACCGGTTTGGCGCGGGCGTAGCCGTCGCGACGAAGCGGAACGGGATGTCGGCGAACAGGGGTAGGAAGTCCTGATAGGTCTTCGACCCGTAGGATCGCAGCACGTCCGCTTCGTCCAGGCTGGCAGCGCGGAAGCGGCTCACGGTCAGCTTGCCTTCGCGCACGCTCTCATAGTTGGTGAGGAAAATGCCGCCCTGGTCGCCCGACGCTTCATGCTCGGCGTCCGACTGGATGAAGCGTACCGGGATGCCGAGCAGTTCGGCGTCGCGGATGAACTCACGACGCACGTTGAGCGGCACGACGATCAGTGCATCCGGGCGGAAACCTTCGGCCGCCTCCAGCTTGCGCAGGATGATGTCGAGGATCAGCAGCTGCTGCATCGTCTTGTGCAGACCGAAGCTCTCGAACAGGCCGCGCCGACCGCCCTGGACAGCCCAGCGCACAATGTGGCGGACATGGTCCTTCATCGGACGGCCGTCGGTCAGGTGCGTGGGGATTTCGTCCAGCTCGCACGGGAAGCCGGCGGGCAGGGCGAGCGGTGCCTTCGCTTCGAGGAAGGTCCGATAATCGGGCAAAGCAATATCGTCCGCGGAACCGTCCATCGACGGAACCGCGCTGGTGGCGCTGTTCATGGGCATCTCCTGGGCCGGGCGGCCCGTGTGGGTTGGTGTCAGCTATTCACGGCGCGAAGCCGCACGTCGTTCCTCCGGCGTTCCAGGACGTTGGCCGCCTTTATGAATTCATCGATCACGCCCGCGGCCTCCAGCTTGCGCACATCTCCGTCGCAGCACTCGCCGTCCGACAGCAGGGTGATAAGCAGGGGGAGCGTCTCGGCGATGCGCAGCGGGATGTGACCGACATTGTCGCAGCACACCGCGCCAGCCGGGACCGCCTTCGCGCCGATGAGCGCCAGGATGGTGTTGAGCGATTCGGGACCGAACGCCTTGCCGATCGACAGCATCGCAACGGCGGACAGGTCGCCCTTCTTGTTGCGCGCATTGCCAACGCTCGCGGCGCTGTTGCCGATCAACTCCGCCATGTCCTGGTCGGTCAGCCCTTCGGGCGCAGCCAGGCCGCTCACCGTCTGGCTCACCGCCTCGCGATAAGAACTTTGGGTAAGACGCGGCAACTTGCCCAACACGCTGGGCGCGCCTGCGCGTAGACCGGCACCATGATCACAGCAGCCACTCATCACGCCATCACCTCGCCGGGAGCGCGATTGACCGCGCCCCCGGTCCGGCTATCGTGTGCAACGCAAGCGCCACACGAAGGAAAACACAAATGGACGACAATTTGGCAGAGCAGATCGCCAAAGCCATGGACAACGCGCCCCGTGTCGACGGGATTGATTGGAGCATGGCCCTTGGCGTCGGGCTATTGCGAGCACTGGAGGCGAGAATGCCGGGCCTGCGCAACGAAGTGCGCGAACAACTCATCACCTCCGCCGAAAAGATGGAGGCGAGCGACGTACCAGAGCAACGCGCCGATGCACCGAGCGTCCGTGAATTGGCCGATAGCTGGATATTCATGGAATAACCCTCCGCTGCGTATCGGTGGAATTTCCTTCAGCCGGCGCGTCGCCCATTGCGAACTGCAGGTAGCGCCGCGCTTCGGAAACCACGTCGATGCCATCGGCAACAGGCTGGCGCGCAGCCAGTTCGAGGCAACGCATCCGCAATGCGATCTGGTCTGTGTCCATGCCGTTGGTGTCCTGTGGATAGGGTATCGAAAGGAATTTGAGCATCACGCCGCCGCCTTCTGCGCATGCGGGCACTCACGCACCGAGCAGGACCGGATGGACGTTTCGTCCAAGCGGGCATCGCAGGTCGAGCAGAGGGCAGGACGCGCCAGAAGCGCTTCGACGGCAAGCTCAGTTCGCTCGTCTATCGGCAGCGACCCTTTCTCAAATCGAGAGATGGTCGACTGATGCAAACCCAGCTTTCCAGCCAGTTCGATCTGTGTAAGGCCCAGCCGCAGGCGGGCGTCGCGGATAGCGTTCATAGCGCTAGGTATATGCACGTGAGAATATAGCGTCAATGGAAATATGCACACGGGAATTAGCGCCAGCCAAGAATGGCAATTATGCGTGGCGCATGCCAAACACGCTCGCGCGCAACATAGCTGCACTTCGGAAATTCCTTGGGGACACCCAAGCGAAGTTCGCTGAGCGCCTCGATGTGCCGCAATCCTACATCTCGAAATGGGAAAACCACGGCAACGAGCCTACCGCGCGATCTCTGGCGCGCATGGCTGACCTAGCCGGTATCGGCTTAGAGCGGTTTATGGATGAAGAATGGCCCGGCCAGGATTCATCACGCAAGCCGCGCGCCGTAGCGGCTCCCTTGCCTGACATCCCGCCAACGCGCGGCGTGGCCGACGGCGACGGCGCGATCTCGCTCAAGCGCATCAACCTGGGCTTCGCCATGGGCGACGGTTCGAACCTGGACGACTATGTCGAGGAAGGCACCGTCGAGTTCGACCCCAACATTCTGCGCATGATCAGCCAGTCACCACCCCATCGAATGCTGGTGGCCCATGGCGTTGGCGACAGCATGCAGCCCACGCTGCTCGACAGCGACATGCTGGTGATCGACACGCTCCAGACGCGCCTGAACATGACCGACCGTATCTGGGCGATCGCGCTCTACGGTGCAGGGGCGGTCAAGCGCCTGCGCCCGGCTGCCGACGGCAAGGTGGAAATCATTTCCGATAACACGATGCACGACCGACAGATCGTCGACGCGGTCGACGTGCGGATCATCGGGCGGGTGGTTTGGTCAGGGCGGAGGCACTGATCCCCATCCAATTTCATTTCGACATATTGCGAAATTTTTCAGTCGCCGACGGCCCGGTCATCAAAATATGGCGCATTTCCGCCGAAAATAGCGCCTCTTTTCAGTCGGCCCAAACTTCATGGCATTTCTACATTCGCCATTGAAAGATTGATAGATTGAGCCAAATCGCTTATTCAAATTTTAACAGCGCTTCGCCACTATCCGTCGGCTATGGCGTTTGTCGTTGGCGGGGTCGAGCGAATGGGCGGGTCGAATGAGGATGATATGGCCAAGACGCCGATAGAACCATTTAACATCGAAGTGAAATTTACCCATCGTGAGGACGGCGGTCTGCGCGCTTATTCCGACAGCCTCCCCGGCTTCGTGATTTCCAACGAAGATCCTGACCTTGTGATTGCCGAAGTCGGCCCGGTTCTGGAGGTCATCCTGTCGGGCATGATCGGCGCGCAGGTGCGCGTAACGCCGACGGTCGACGTCGCGGAACTGATCGGGGCGGCCTCCCCCATGCTGCCCGCTTATATGTGCGACCGGGTCTATATGGGCCAAGCCATCCCTACGTGCTGAGGGACCGCGTCCCCCGCGCACAGTGGGAGGCGCGCCTTCGAGAAATGGGTTGCGCACCGGCCGATGGCATTCCCAAACGGCCGAGCGGCGAATTTTGGCGATATCCCCAGCAAGGCCAATATCCGTTCTTCGTGTCCTATGATGCGGGCGGATGGATGGACGGCTGGGCGTTGGTTCGCTTGGTTCGTCACATCAAGGGCGAGCCTGCCAATTGACGCCCGCGCTCCTGACATTAGCCGCCGACACCGATCCTAAATCGCTGGGCCGGTGCGGGAAGGGGCTGGCGCGGCCTGGATAGCCGCAACCGGCTCGGTCACCGGTGATGGGGGCGGGCTGGCGGTGACGGGCACCGTGAGCGACGGCACGACCATGGTTTTTACCGGTGCCTCTTCTTCAATCACTGGCGGAGTGAACGCAGGCGCCGGCGTGCCCGGCTTAGCGATCTGGAAGGCGAACGGATATTGCCGACCGTTCCAGTCCACCATGACGGTAACCTGCATTGGTAACTTCGCGAATTTGATCTTTTCGAACACGACCATACCGCCGTAACTGTCGTCGGGATCGACCGTCGTCAGCTGTACGACCTGGCTTCCGAGCGCCTCCAGCGTCTGATCCAGTCGGTTTTGCACCGATGCGATACCAACGCCCGATGCGGCGATCGCGGCGGTCGCCTGAAGCTGGCCAAACGAACTGGGCGCGCTGAAATAGCTCCGATATGTGCCGCGAGGCGTGACAAAGGTGCTGCGATACGTGTCGCGCTGTGAGGCGGCCGCTACAGCCGTCAGGCCACCGGCCATCGCAAGAGCGACCTGCGTCCATGCTGCCCGGCTCTTGGCTTTCTGTTCCAGAATTTCGACGCTCATCGCGCGAACGGTCTGCGACCCATTGATTAAGCTGAAGCTGGCGACGTCGATGTTCGCTGCCTGCTTGCCGGTGTTGAATACGGCGATGGTGAAGGTAAGGCTTCCATGATCCAGCGGACCCGGCCGCACCTGAACTGATCCGGTGTCGGAAAATTGGTCTATCGTCGCGATGCCGTGATTGTACCGAATGGCTTCATTCGATAGCTGGACCGGCTGGACCACGATTTTGGGAGCAGCTTGCACGACATTCGAAGACATCAATGCCGCCGATGCCAAGACCAAAACATATCTATGCTTCATAATCACCCCCATAAAATCGGCCCCCACCGACTCGCGTCCTGCCGCTATATGTTGCTTATCCTAAACATCGACTGCGCGCAGGAAATTATCTAGCATCGGGCCATGCAACTCTCCCTCGCAATTGTCGGCGTCGATCACCGCAACAAGGATAAGTCAGACCGGCGCTTTGAAATCCTGCTCTGTGCGCCCGGCGAAGATGTCCACCTCGTTCCCGAACCGAAAAACCCGGTCGACCCCCAGGCGGTCGCCGTCTTCAGTGTGCGCGGGACCCAGCTGGGCTATGTGAAGGCCGAACGGGCGCAGCTCATCAAAACCTATCTGGCGCGCGGGCGCGTGACGGCGGCGGTCTTTCAGGATCGCGCACCCTGGGGCTGCGTCATTCGCGTGGGGCTGGATGGCGAGGCACCGGTATTGCCAGCGCTGCCGCCCGAATCGGCGGGCGATGATGATTTCTATCCCGATTGGGAGCCGCCGGACGAATAATAATATGCACGTGAGAATTTAATTCGTTGACGATATTCTCATGTGCATATATCTAATTCCCATCACCTGACCCGCTCGGCATCCGGCCGACGGCGAGACGGTGGGGGAGATCATCATGACTATCCCGCGCTACACCATCGGCTCGGCCGCTGCGGAAACGCTGTGCCATCTCGACGCGCTGCACCGCGCTGACGCGACGCCGTTTCGGCCCGTCGATCTGATCAACATCGCGGGCTACAGCATCAGCGAAGCGCATGAGATGCTGCCGACCGACAGCATCGCCGCCCGCGCCCTGATCATCAACGCTGCCAGCCGCCTCATCCGCGCCGCCGAGCAGCTCGACGTCCACGTCTCGGCTCGATCGCCCGCCGTCCCGCATTTGGTGGCTGCAGCATGAGCGCCGCCGTCTATTTCGCGGGCAAGGCGCTGATCACTCTCGCGGGCCTATGCTCGTTCGGTCTGATCCTACACCAGTTCCAGGCCTATGCCGACAAGGCGCTCGAAGCGCTGTGGATGGGCAAGCCTATGAGCGAACGGCCGGGGCAGGGCACAGGGGAGGGCGGCGATGCTCGGTCCTGACCCCCGCACCTGGTTCACTCACCCGGTCGCTGTGCATATCGCCTGCCTCGCCGCCGCGGCGATCTGGCTGTTCAGCTTCAAGATCATGGCAGGCGCCTGCCGCGCCGCCGCCGCAACATTGGGGGTCGGACAATGACCGTAAACTATGCAGGCATCGCCTTCACCCGCCTCCAGCGCCTGCGCGCGCTGATGCACTATTCCCATCCGCCTGAACTGCGCGTCATGCCCCCGACCGCGCAGCAGGCGGTAGCCTCGGACGACCGGACCCTCTCCCCACGGCCGTCACCTGATCCACTTGTGTCGGCCGTCGAGGCCGGTCGGCACGCAACCCAATCCGATCCGGGCGACGAATGCGACTGCCCGGCCTGCACCAGCGACTGCGCGCGCATTGCGCCGTGCATGCGAAAGGACGACTGATCCATGAGACAGCCGATCAGCGTAATCATCCACGACAGCCATATCGGCATCTGGCAGGAAGACCCGTGCGACAGCACGTTTCGCTCCGAGATTTATGGCGCTCTCATACGGCAAATGCGCGATCGCGGTTGGTCAATAGGTCGGAACGATCAGACCCACCGGCGTTTTCGCTGCATCAGCCCTAACCATCGCGTTGGGGCTCGCGGCACCCTTCTTTGTGACATCGAGATCTCCGGGCGCGTGGTGAAGGTGGAATTTTGGTCGACCACGGCTAGGCAGGTGAATCAGAACGGCCGCCGTTACGATTTCGACAAGATGAAACGGATGAGCAAGCTCGACCGGTTACGTGTCGAACTGGAGTTCCGCCGCATCATCGCTTGGCTGGAAACCCTTGGCCCGCTGGAAGTCAAACGGCGGGATGACCAAAATTTGGCGCCGATGGAGCGCATCGAAAAGGGGTACGCTGAAAGCTGGCACTCAGACAAGGAACTGGGCCGTCCGGTCTGCAACTCTGACTACAACCGGAAGTCTGCCGATGATCAACTGCTCGAACATGGTCAGATCGTTTGGATGCCCGACAATAAGGGGCGGATGCTTCGCGGGATTACCTACTACCACATCAATAATATGTGGTGGGTCATAGCTGGCGGGATGCTGTTCAACAAAGGATGCTCCGAGATTTTCGCGGCAGCCCCTAGCGACCTGCGCAAGAAGCGGAATGACCGCGCCAGCCGCAAGCGCCGCGAAACAGAGCTTCAAATTGCCGTCCAGCGCATGGACTATCGACGCGCTCAAACTCTGAAGACGATCCTCTTCGGGGGCGAACCGACTTACATGATCTGGGCGCGGGACCATCGCGCCTATTATCGCTCGCAATATGCCGGTTATTGCTCTGACACAGCCGGCGCGGGCAGATACACCAGGGCCGAAGCCGAAGCCGAGTGCCGCCGCGTCCCTCATGAGCTTGAGATGGTGTGCCCTGACGGGAAGCACGTTTCCTTCGATAGGGTCGCCGCATGATGCACAGCTGGAAGCACGACGCGCTTGCCGCTGATCTGGCGGAGCATCTGCGCGCCGATAAGAGGATGGTGTGGACCGACATGCAACTCGGGCCGAGCGGGTCGCCCCGTCCTGACGTCTACACGCTGGAGCGGTGCTATAGTCGACCATCTCCCACAGCCTATGAGGTCAAGATCAGTCGCTCGGACCTTCGTTCGGACACGACGTCAGGCAAATGGCAGAAATACCTCCAGTATGCCGGTGCCGTCGTCTTTGCGGTGCCCGAGGGTCTTTGCACGCCAGCCGATATTCCAGTCGGATGCGGCCTGATCGTGCGGAAGGCGGCGACCTGGCGGCACATCCGCAAGGCCACGCGCGCTGCCGCGTCACTCCCCATCGACGCCTGCATGAAACTCCTGATGGACGGGGTCAGCCGGACGGTAGAGCGTCGCCTACCAATGCCGCGCGCGATCGAGCTGTGGGGTGAGCATGAGGCGATCCGACGCAAGTTCGGGCAGGCTGTGGCGCTTGCGGCGCGGGACATAACCGCCGCGCAGGTGCAGGCGGTCGACATGAACCGTATCCGGGCGGAAGGCTGGGCGCGCGTCGACAAGGAAGTTGCTGCGCATAAAGAATATCTGATGAGCGCCGCTCGACAGGAAGTAGCCCAGTTCGAAGAGGCGAAGCGTGATCTTATTGCATGGCTCGACCTGCCAGAGGGATCATCTGGCTTGGCGATACGCCGCGCGATCGGCGCTCTCCAAACGGCCTGCAATGTCGATGTACGGGTCAGGGCGGCGGAGGACAAGTTGAGCCGCGCCCGATCTTATCTTGAGACTGCGCTGAACTCTCTGCCGAAGCCGGAAGCTGCCGCTCCTGCTCCTGCGCCCGCATGGTCGGGGCAGGCGGTATGAGCAAGTTCGGTGCCGAAACCTCCGAATTCACCCTGGTCAAGACGCGCTGGGGTGTCTGCCACACCATCCAGACGGGTGCGGAGGGGCGGCTGGTCCATTGCCGCCGCAATCCGGCGACTTGCAAATTCTGCCACGAACATGGCGTGCCGATGCGCGATCCCGACCCATTCGATACCGCCTGCGACGCGCTGCGAGCGCATTGGGGTGCGCGCTGGGTGGAAAGCGACCGTCGCGCGCTTGACCTGGGCGAAGATGAGATCTGGCCTGCCGACGGCCTGCACATCGTGGCGATCGACGATGAGACGAAGGCGCGCACCATTCTGGTGAGCTTCGGCGAGAACGACGCATCGAGCGGCGCGATCAGCGCGCTGGTGCATGTGCATAACGAGATGATCGGGAGGCCGGACCTGTGACCTATCCGCGCCTCAAATTCACCATCAAGCGTAAGCCGCCGCCCCCGGCGTTGCCGCCATTTGAGTGCGTGGTCTGCGAAGAGCAAATCGAGCGCGATCCGTTCTCGCCTGACTTTCAGGCGCCACCGGTCTGCTGGTCGTGCTGCTGGGCACACGGCCAGAACAGGCTGCAGACACATCAGCTGCCATTCGAAATGTGGAGCGGCTTTCGCGCCGCATACGCATTGCTGAAGGCTATGGATAAGGAGATTGCGCGTGCAAGACGCACCCACTGACCTGGGCGAACGCTACAGCCTGGACGTAATCGTCCGGGGCATCGCCGACGACCTCGTCGCGCTGCGCGCGGGGACGATCAGCATCAAGGACGCGCAGGCCCGGGCGCTGCTCGCAAAGCAATATATGAACGGCGTCCGGCTGGCCATCAATGCGCGCAAGAGCCTGGAGGACGGCGCGCGCCCGGCGTCGATCGGCGCGGGCCGGGCGGGGGAGGCGGTGTAATGGGCTGGAAAGCTGTCCGCGATCACTATCGCATCGAGCATTTTGTGCAGGTCACCAGTGACGGCATCTGTATCGGCTCGCCTTATATTCATGACATCATCGTCATCAGCGCCGATCGCGGTGAGATCACCAAGCGGTACGATCCCGGCCGGGGATGGTCCCGGGACGGTCTGCTCGACCGCTATCAAAGCGAGATGGACGCCGACCCGTTCAAGCTGGCTGAACTCGTAGCGCAGGCCGACGGGTTCGAGCGATCAATCCCGGTATTCACCTATGAGGGTGGGGATATCATCGAAAAGCGGTGCGAGGAGCTTGGTTATCCGAACGTCACGCACGACGGCTGTATGCAGTACGAAAACACGTTCTCGCCTGATGCGGGGTTGGTGCGCATCTGGGCAATCGACAGCGCCAAGGCTGGCATAGAGTGGATGGCCGATGCCGTTGAAAAGGCTGAGCGCGATCTCGCGGATATCGTCGGGCGACTGAGCCGGCGGAAGGCGGATCTGGAAAAGCTGACCGGGGAAACGGCGAATGGCTGAAAACACCAAAATAGAATGGGCGCACCACACCTTTAACGGCTGGATCGGCTGCACAAAGGTCGGGCCGGGCTGCGACAATTGCTATGCGGCGGATCTGGCGCAGGCTCGGCTGGGCGTGCCGTGGGGTGCGGGCCAGCCGCGTCGACACACTGCGGCATCGACATGGGAGCAGCCACGCCGGTGGAACAGGCGGGCGGCGAAGGAGAGGGTACGCTATCGCGTATTCTGCTCGTCGCTGGCTGACGTGTTCGACAACGAGGTGCCAGTCCAATGGCGCTCGGAGCTGTTCCAATTGATTCGCGAGACGCCGCATCTCGACTGGCTGCTGGTGACCAAGCGCATCGGCAATGCGGCCAAAATGGCCGAGGCAGCAGGCGGCCTTCCAGAAAATGTCTGGCTTGGTATCACTGTAGTCAATCAGGTGGAGGCGAAGCGCGATATTGCCAAGCTGCTGGCGGTAAATGCTGAGGTCCGCTTTCTGTCGGTGGAGCCAATGCTGGGGCCGATCGATCTCACTGAGGTATCCGACGACAGCACTGCGCTCGATCCTGAGTGCTGGGGGGATTGTGCTTGCGACAATCTGTATGGCCGCGATGCCGGTTGCCGCCGCAATGGCGGGGACGGGAGACTCAAGCGGAAGATCGATTGGGTGATATGCGGAGGCGAAAGCGGACCGCGTGCCCGTCCTATGCACCCGGATTGGGCGCGGAGCCTGCGCGACCAGTGCGCGAATGCGGGTGTCCCATTCCTGTTCAAGCAGTGGGGTGAATGGGAATCGTCTCTCGATCGCGAGCGCGACGATCCCGATTGGCGCGCCAATTACACCAATGATTATGTTGATGATCAGCGGCCGGGCGGGAGATCCCGCTGGCTGAACCTCGCTGGCGGCAGTGGCTTCCATGGCGAGCGCTTCCATGTAATGCGCAAAGTTGGGAAGAAGGCTGCCGGTCGACTGCTCGACGGCGTCCAGCATGACGGGGTTCCGCTATGACCCTTCTCCTCAAAGAAGCGGAGGCCGCCGGTCGCAACCTTGAATGGCGCCTCGCGCGCGGTAACACCGCCATCCGCGCGCTGAAGTGGCTCACCCAGGACGACCTGCTGGAGCACGCGCAACTGCGCCTCGCATCGCAGTGGGGATCGTCCGTCGCAGGTGTCGGCAACAAGGACGCGCTCGATTACCTCAATCACGAACTGGAGGCGGTGATCGGCTCAATCTTGGAGAAGGCCATCCGCAGGGCGCAGCAGGACATGGACAGCGCCCTCGGCAACCAGAAGGAGCAGGGTGATGGGCCTAGCGCTTGAAAATCTGCCTGACTGGCCCGCTGGCATGACACGGGACCTTGCGCTGGTCTATACCGGCGTCAGTTCCGAGCAGCTGAAAGAATGGGAGCGCATCGGCCGCGTCCGCTTCCGCGCGCGCGGTCCCCGTGGCCAGGCGATCGCGTGGAAGATGGATCTCGACGCCGCGCTGGCCGACCTGTTCGGCAGCGAAGCGAAGGGCGGCATCGAACTCTGATGGGTAAGGTGAGCGTCAGACTGCCGGCCTATGTCACCCGCGTAAAACTCGCGTCGGGCGAGCATGCCTATTATTGGAAGCTGCCCCACTGGGCGACGGTGAAGGATCCGAAGACCGGCGAGCGGCACCCGGCCGAGCGGCACGGCTTCCCGTGCCCCGTCCAGTCCTGCGCGCTGGGCACGAGCCACGACATGGCCGTGCAGAAGGCGGAGGGGCTGAACGAGACGCTCAAGGAATGGCGCGTTGGCGCGGAACGGCGGACGCTCAAGCACGGCTCGATCGCGTGGCTGTTCAAATGGTATCGCGAGCAGGAGCGCTACACCGCCCTGAAGCCCAAGACGCAGCGCGACTATCGCCGCCTGATGGAGATCATCGTCGCCTATCCCACCAGGGCGGGCGGGACGCTGGGCAACCGCATGGCGGGCGACATGGACGGCGAGACGGCCGACACGCTCTACCGCAAGCTGCGCGAGAAGGGCGAGCGCGAAGCGGCCTATTGCATGCAGGTCTGCCGCCTCGTCTGGAAATGGGCAGTCCGGCACAAGCGCACCACCGGCGTGAAGGAAAACCCGTTCGCGGGGATGGGGATCAAGAGCACGCCAGCTGGTGAGAACCGGCCCACCACGCGCGACGAATATGACCTCTACCGGGCGACCGCGCGGGCAATGGGCTATCAAAACATCGCCGCCGCCGCGGCGCTATGCTTCGAGGCATGCCAGCGCGTCAGCCAGGTCTTTGGCCTGTGGCCAGACGAAGAGGCGGTGAAGGAGGGGCGTGACCCTCCGGCCGGGCTGCAATGGTCCGTCTATAAGCCGGGGATCGCCATGGCGCTGGTGCAGCGCAAGACGGGCAATCCAGTGTGGTTGGACCTGGCGATCGAGGTCGATGGCGAAGTGGTGCAGCTCTACCCCGATCTGGAGGATGAGCTGCAGCAGCTTATGGAGCGCGCGACGCGCGATGAGTTCGGCCAGCCGACCGGCCCGATGATCGTCGATGAGCGCAACGGCCAGCCGTTCGAGCAGCGCTGGCTGTCCACGGTGCATCGCAAGATCTGCACCAAGGCGGGCCTGCCCAAGCAAATGACCTTCACCGGCTTTCGCCACGGCGGGATCACCGAGATCGGCGATTCGGGCGAGCATGATGTTCGGCCGATCTCCGGCCACAAGACGCTCGCGCAGACGCGAACCTACAACAAGGCGACGGCCGAGAAGGGCCGCCGGATCGCGCTCAAGCGGCGTGAGCATATCCAGGCGCTCGGCGAGCGCGATGAGAAGGATGCGAAGTGACCTATCAGAAAATCAGGCCTTGTCCGCGTTGTGCTGATGGAGGCGACCCCGATCTTATCGAATATGGTTACGGCTGGAAGCATGTCGAATGCTTTGACTGCAATCTATTGGGCCCTGGCGAAGGTAGGAATGGTGAAGCGATAAAATCTTGGAACACCATGCCAGGCCACAATGATCCAGCCCTTCAAGGATCGGGACAATGAGCGGGTTCAATCTTGCGGCGGCCATCGATCGCAGCAAAGAGGCTGGCCAGAAGGCGCTCTATTTTGGCCCATGGGGCCAGCCGGGGCATTATCTCCACGATCAATCCGGGCAATCCCTATGGGAAAAGGAGGCGAAAGCGCTGCAATTGCCTTGGGGTTTCGGCCTCATGGATGGTGGCCTCCTGAAAAACGGAAAGCGCCCTGACAATCCAGATGGCCGGGTGTGGTGGACATGCGGCGGCCTGACGTTCTGGTATGCGTTCTATTGGTGGGACCGATCCGTTGATAAGCGCGGTGCCTCCAACTCAGGTTTCTATGTGCGCGGCTTTGGATGGCCAGAAACAGAGGAGGCTTTCGCATATGCCTGCGCCGCGTTTCCCAGCGTTATTGCACGCCAAAAGCATCGCCTGATTTTGCAGGACCCATCTTCTAAGAAGGACATCAACCATGAAGATTGGGCCGAGCGAGAAAGCTCGGAAGGCCAGAATCACACGCCAGAACAGTGCGTGAACAGCCGCAATTTGTAGAAATGGCTGTCGAAATGAATGTCGAAACGCGCAAATCACCACGGCGGAAAACCCAATGATAACAAGGGTTCCGGTGGTGAGTCCAGCTGGGTTCGAACCAGCGACCTACTGATTAAAAGTCAGTTGCTCTACCGACTGAGCTATGGACCCGTTTAGCGGTGGAGGTCGCCCTAATAGGGGGAACCGCGATGGTCAACCTCTTCGCGTGTGCTTTTGCAGGCGGGCGTGCAGATGGCGGACGGTGAGGCCCGAAAGGGGATCGCGCCAGCGCGGAGCGATCGCGACCAGCGGGGTCAGCACGAAGGCGCGCTGGCGGAAAGCGCTATGGGGGATGGTGAGCAAGCGGCTGGCCCATGTGCCGCCGGACCAGAGGATGATGTCGATATCGACGCTGCGCGCGCCCCAGCGGCGATGGCGGCGGCGGCCGAGCCGGTGTTCGATCGACTGGAGCAGGGCGAGCAAAGCGGGCGGGAGCAGGGGGCTTTCGACCAACAGCGCGCTATTGGCATAGAGGCGCGAGGATGGCCCCATGGGCGGCGTTGCGATCGTAGGCGCGACGGCGATGACGCGCATCTGCTGTCCGATCAGCGCGACCGCTTCGTCGAGCAGGCGCGCAGGGGTGCGGCGTGCGGAGAGCGGCCGGTTGGACCCCAAGGCCAGGGCATAGATGTGCGTGCTTGTGTCGGCCAT